GACTACTGGACTTTCAGAATCTCTCATGTCTGGGTCATCTAGTAGGGCTTTGTGCTTTCTAATGTGATATGTGTGCGCATCAGTAGCTAAAGCTCTAACAGGTTGACCCCTAAGAAGCTTTTCGTTTTCTCGTTTTACAAAGTTATTACTTTTTTGTGGATCTTCTACAAAAGAAGCAAATTGTCCAGTATTTAAAACAGTATAATAGTCTTCTGGAGTTTTTACTAGACCATATTGGAGAAGTTCCGATGCCATTTGCATTTTACCGGCATTTGTTACGGCAATTGGATTACCAATATCTACAATTACTCTGTCTACTTCAGATAAATCGTCACCAGTAAACTCCTCTTTTACATAACCGTAATTACTTTCACCAGCGATAAGAGCTACTCTTGGAACCGTGGCAAAGTCTCTTAATAGCTCAACCACCATCATACCAATGTCTTCAACTAAGTGGATGTATTGAGTTTGTAGGCCAGAAATAAACTGTAAAGCCATAGATTGAACTAAGGCCATTGCTGCACCAGATTTAATAGAAGCTTCTGGATCACCTCTGATTACAGAGTTCATTCCAGAGATAGTTTCCATTTCCTTCTTTAGCATCTCAATAAATTTAAAAACTTCCGCCGGAGTCTGAGTAAAGTTCATTGCCTTAGGCTCACCAGCTCCAGAATTACCCTCGATAATGTTTAACCCACCCTCTAGTGCCTTATATTGGATGTCAGCTCCTCTTGGGATGTAAATGTTCTGTACACCAAATGCGTGTTGGTTTGTTAAAACAGTGCTATATAATGAGTTTAGCGCATCTTGGAGTGGTAATAAGTCAAACATTGAAGTATAGCCAAACGGAGTTCCCATAATTTCAGCAGGAACGATCCTAAAAATAGGCAATCTTCGATATGGCATAGGCATATCAATTAAAACTAAGTCTGGAGACAAAAGTAACATGTATCTACCTTCAGGTAGAGACTCAGTTCGAGTATGAAAAAACTCATAAACTGGTACGTCGTCCGATTTTTCAGTAGAAGCTAGTGTAAAACCTGTTTTATAGTTAATTAAATCTGATTTTGTACCTAAATTTTCAATTTTAGTTTTAAATTCAGGGTATTTTGCAGCCAAATCGTATTTATTTTTAAAGGATCGACAAACAACCCACTCGTGTTTGTCATTTGATCCTTTATTAGGATCAAAAACAACATCAAATGGCTCTAAATTTGAAAATTCAATGTCACCTTCATAGATTGGGGCATTAGTTTCAGGATGATAATCATATATTTCGCCTGAAGTGGCGTTCCAGTCAACTTTAATGTACCCGCTTCCTAAAATTACAGCCTGCTTTACAGAGTGTTGAATGTACTTTTCGATTCGTTTTTGACGAACATAGTAATCTAATAGACCATTTGCTAAATCTGTTTGAATAAGTGACTTACTATCACTATTAGTAGCTCTTGCTCGATATGCAAGACGTGTATTTGTAATTAAGGTACACATTAAATCACCAATATTTCTATAGTGATTTACCGCCATTTGAGCTAGTTCACCCTGCTCACCACCAAAAGAGATGGAGTGATCAGATCCATAGTATGCTCCATGGTATGCAAGCCAACTCATTTTAACTTTATCGAAGTATCCGTTTGAATACAAACCCTTAAACCAATCTTCAGATCTAGAAAGGATAACGGCTGCTGCCTCTGAAGCTGGCTTCTTAGCGAAATATTCTGACATAAGTACCTCGATTTATATGTTAATAAGCTTAATTATAACACTGACATTATTTCAAGACAATTATTTTTTAAATATATTATGGTATACTATTAATATTATTAATTTTATCCTAAAAAAGCCTATATAATTTTAAACGCACCTCGGTCTATATATCATATATTATATACTAGTTGAATAAACAGTCGTAGTTTTACTGTTTTCAACCGAGGATTGAGGTTAAGTACGACAAGATTTCACCCCAATCCCTGGAGTCGATGGTCTAGCGACCTTGAAACTGTCACTAAACGGACTCAAATTGTCTTCGCTTATAGTAAGTTCGCTTGTACCGATTGCTTACTACTGTGTCCTTACGGACTCTCCAGCCAGGCTTTCCGCTAGGAACTTAATGCTCGTTTCCTAGTGATGCATGTCCCCGTGGGTGCGGCATCTATATCCGGCTCTCTCATACAAGTCTAAGCCATTTTTTGACGGTCCCAGGTGGAGTTCGCTGCTAGTTTTTTTTCCAGCGGCTGTAAAGTTTAAAAGATTTGGTCTTTTCAACTAGTTGTCGCTCGAAATTAGAAAGAGTTTCTTCTTTTTGTAAGAAGACAACGCTTTCTTTTCCACTAAAACTATAGTTACCAGGATACGGGTTTTTTGTCAAATTAATATTTCGAGTTAAATACATCATTGCAGATACGCTATCGTAGTGACCCTTGTCGGTACTTCTAGCAAAATCTGTTTTAGTTTTGTTCCAAATTGCACCTTTAAGGTGACTAATAAGAGTTTTACATCTTGGATTAATAATGATTTTACCAGTTTTTAGCATCATTCGCATATTATTAAGGGCGGCAATTTTATTATCTTTTGCAGTTGGTACGAAAGCAATTTCATGCTTAGCCGCTAAATCATTAAGAAGAATAATATTATTGTTGTCCGCAACTCGCAGTATTCGTCTGTGTGGTTCTTTGGTAATAGGGTGTGCCCACAGCGTCTCTTCTTTTTCTTTAATTGCGTAAGCAAGCTCGTCCGTTAAGATTTTACGGTTAAAAACAAGCTCATCCTCAATAACAGTCCTACCGCCCAAAAAATCGTAAAAAGCAAATAATACAACAGTTAAGTCTCGACCACCAATATCCATCGAAACATAAGAATCAAAAAATGGAGGCCGAGTAGTTTCTACAACAATTTTTTTCTGCAACTCGTCAGTAAACTCAGGAATTACCGCATCGTCCTCAGAAATAATCTTTTCTACTAAATATTCTCGTTTGAAGTCAACACTGTCTTCTCCGCCGATAGCTTCCGCAATCTTTTTAATTTGCTCCCTAGACAACATTGTATTGTCATAAATAGTTCGCTTAATGAATCTACCCTCGGCTTCAGCCTCCGCCATAAACTCCATAAAAGGATGGTCAGGAGATTTAGATGGAGTAGAAATCATTATAATTTTTCCACCGGTCGTCGTGAGTGTCGGAACTAAAACTGAACTGACAACGTAATCTAAGTCATCACAAAACCCAGCTTCGTCAATAATACACAAATTAGCTTTAGTACCGCGAATAGATTCTGCATGCCCATTATCTGTACCAGCTAACTGAATTTCACTTCCGTTAGGAAATCTATAAATATGATCCTGCGTATTATACTTTGGCCTGACATCTGGTGGGCAATCTTTTGTTAAATCTCTTATAATTGGTGCAATAATGCGCCTAATGTCTTTTACTTTAGGAGCAACGAATTTAACAATGCTATTTGGTTTTTTAATGCACTCTTCTACAGCAAGTAGGGTAGACAGTGTTGATTTACCGATTTGTCTGCTAGAGGCAATTACTAATACTGGAGCAGGGTTGTTATGAATAAAGTCGTACATTTCCAACTGGTGTGGATACAACTTCCATTTTAAAGTGCCGCGTCGCCAAAGCTCTGCGACGGCTTGCCTCTTATCTATCCTCGCTTTTTGCGGCAATTGAGAGGAGCTCATCTTCCTTAATATGTTCGTATGCGGTAGTATTTAATACCTGGGTTGATTGTTCACGAATAAGTCTTAGGTTTTTAACAAGCAAATCAAGGCGCTTTACTTCATCCAAAGAAAGCTCTCGACCATAAGACCTATTGCGCAGCATTTCAATTTGTTCAATACAAATCATTTCCTCTGGACTAACTGATAGCTGAGTCTTAGGTGCGGATAGAAGCAATCTTTCAGCATCTTTGAGTTTGTCTTGAAGAAAAATTAAATCTCTTTGTAACTTACCAATGAGTTCATGCTGAGCTTCAATAAAAGCTTTTAAGTCTTTTGGTTTAGAAATAGACTCCGCTTTTTTACGGAGTTCGTTTATATCAATTACATTACTCATTAGAAAAATCTCTTACCTTCGGTATTCTGAGTTTTTACGGCTTGTTTAACATAAAGTGACGACATTTTGCTTTTTACGTCGTCAAGCTCACTTTTAAACATACTAACATAGTCTGGTTGTTTTTTGCTTTCTAAATACTTAGTATAGGCGAGTACGCCAAGGAAACCGAGTGCTACTAGGGCTTGGGCAATACTCATATCAATAAGGGCGCGAATGCCCAAAGCAATGGCTACCGTCAAAACTATATCTAGTTTTTTAATCATAAAACTCTCCAATTTCCATATCGGACCAACTTGAGATTACTACTTAACGTGACGGCTTGTTTAAAATTTTTTTGTGCAATAGCACATTGCCCCTTGTTTTTTCGTTTCTCATAGTATATGTTAATAGCTTGGAGGTACTATGTCAAGATATATTGTTTTAGGGATTGCTTTGGTGTTGGTTATAGGTTTACCAATAACCTTAGCTATTATCAATAATAACTCAGGTCTGGTGACTCAAGAAGAAGTCTTAATTCCTTTTTCTGTGCCGAATACCAAATCAAAAGAAAACTTGTCTGTTAAGGCTGCACCGGAACAACTGCAGGTTGTAAGATTGGGTATTGATTTAGATCAGATTGCTGTTTTAGCTGGCTCCGTAAATCCTAGAAGCGTAGCTTTAACGTTGGCTAGACTAGAGCAAATTAGAATGCGGGGGTACCGAGAGGCTTTGTTGGTTATCGACAGTCCGGGCGGCAGTGTTTTTGCTGGAGCTGAATTGATTGCTTATATAAACTCATCTCCAATGGTAATTAATACATACTGTAAACTTTTATGTGCTTCAATGGGGGCACACATCCTACAGGCAGGTAAAACCCGATACTCCGGCGAAAAAGCTATTATCATGTTTCACCCCGCCTCTGGTGGACTAAAAGGAACATTAGAAGAAATGTCCAGCTTGTTAAAAACAATCAACAAATACGTGGATCGTTTTGACCAACACGCAGTTTCTCGGAGTAAAATGGAGTATGTTAAATTTAAACAGCTTTCTAGGGATGAATTATGGCTTGACGGACCAGACGCTTTTAAGCTAGGATTTGTAGATAGGTTAGCTTTAGTTGTACCAACAAAGGGAGCACTTGAAGATGCAGTACCTGTTGAGTTCAAAGATTCGAGGACTAATAATGGGCGCATTGACAGCCTTCGTACTTTTAACTAGCGCGCCATTTGTTCTAGCGAACACAGAAACCACCGCAGTCCAAAAAGCTGCGGAGGCACTGATGGTACAGTTGGAGATAGATAAGATGTTCCAGGATTTTCTAAATAAAAACGTAGGTAAAGACACCCAGAAAATCCTTGGGAACGTGGGACTGGTTATTAAATCCGTACAAGATCAAAAAATATCCTATACCTGGGAGTTCTAATGAGATATGCTTTATTTGTAATTGTGGCCGGTGCTTCCTTCCTAATGTCTGTAATTCTTGGAGTGCCCTACCCTTATGTTCTGTCACTTGTAAACTTAGTACTGGTCATTCTAGCCCTGGAAGTAATGGGTGGAGTGATTAACTTGCTTAAAAACGCAAAAGTGACAAGGAGACCAGATGACATACAAAGAGATGGCCGAGAAAGCCAATAAGCTATTATTTACCCGATATGCCAAGAAATTGGCTGAACTGAACCAAAACGTATTTCCAGCTGCTTTAAACGACGCAGGCGAGCTAGAAGTGCCTACTATCGAGATTGCCGGCGGCGGTGGCGCTCTATTAGCCCCTACAAGCGACGATCCCCTGAAGCTGCCACCCCCAGCCGCCGTCAGTGTGAAATTAAGGGCTCAGAAGCCAACTACGGCCCTATATCGCCTTTTCGTACCTGCATCCGAGGTCGAGGCGGCGTTGAACCAGCCTGCTTACTTTAACTACTTCTTTGATCAAGTGCTTACGATTGCCCTGTCTCGCTACGCCCACACCTTCGGAAAACCAACAGAAGGCAGGTTTGGGCTGTCCTATGTTTCCTTTCAGGAAGGGCTTACGCATTCGGTAAACGAACAGACGGGGGAAGACGGCTTTTTATTGGTTTTAAAGGGAGTATGGGTTGGCCCCGCTCAAGCTAAATAAAACTACCTGGGGCGAGTTTAGGCCAGGTAAGGATACTTACCGAAGTTTAATAAACCAGATGAAGGGCATCCTTGACGACACTGGATATGATTTTATTACCTCAAACATGATCGGACACGAAATACCCCTTGCATTCATCCACACAAAGGGTTATGATAAGGGAGATAGGGTTACAGCGTTTTATCCTCGCCTTTTGTGGGTTTCGAGGGCGAGCAGTCTTAGGAGAGAGACGAGTTTGACTGAGCCAGGGACGGCTCATTATTTTTCTAGACCCAATCTAGTCATAACCAAGTACTTTAACAGGAACGGGGATGTTGTGTACCACTTAGCCGAAGGAAAGACGGCTCAGGTCATGCTTCAGGCAATAGAAGCACTGGCCGGGCGAGTTTTAACCGATCCTAAACCTCCTGTAGAAACACTTCACGATCTACTAAGCTCTAGACTTAGTGATGAAGATAAAAAGGTTATTAAATCTAAGTGGCCCGAGAAAAATTTTGGATTTTAATATTTATGAAAAATAAACCTGGTAAAAAGTATGACAAAGGTAAGCCAAGGCTATCCCTTATCCCCCGCGAGGCAATGGAAGGTACTGCTAAAGCTTTAGGATATGGTGCTGACAAGTATGGTACCTATAACTTTACTGGTGGCTTAGCCTACACAAGACTTACGGATGCTACCCTTAGGCACATCTATGCTTTTTTATCAGGAGAGGACAATGATCCCGAATCAGGACTGAATCACATCCATCACGCGGCAGCCACATTAGCTTTACTGCAATACATGCTGGCCCGCAAGCCTGAAATGGATGATAGGGGCTAGCCTGTGGGCAAAAAGGGTTATTAGGATTAAAAATAAAAAATTTTTTGTCTTGCAGGGTAAAACTATACCCCCCCACAAAAAACACCCACCCCCCTATTTGAATTTTCCTGGATATCACCGTTTTCATAATAAGTCTGCCTAAGCCGTCGGGGCTACCAACACACATATTCCCATCATATTACTCCCCACAAAAACACCATCCTGAAATAGACAAAGTACGAAAGGGGTCTTGGTGCATCCGAGCTTTCTGGGAGGGTACCCCCCTTGCTTATACTAGCTATAAGAAAGTTTCATTGAATTATTTAAAAAACCCGCCGATATGTTTTTTATAAGTCAATCAATAACGGTTGACACAAAAGAGGGAGACTCATCATGTGTGAATACAAGGAACATATCCAAACATTTGAAACCGAAGTTGGACAAGTAGACATCATTCACATCTGGGAAGACGCTTCACTTCCTGATAATGTTGAGATTCAAGTCTGGGTGAATAAGTCTAGAATGCATCTGCCTGAGCGAATACTAAAACAAACATCTCAAACTCTCCTTAAGAAAGTATGTGAGACCGTGAAAACGGGGACAGCGACTGGGACTGAACTCAGGAATTTACAAACAAATTTAATTTAAAAACAAAGGAGACATACCATGAGACTATTTAATAACACCAAATTCGATAAAGACTTTGTTCTAGAATTCGTGAAGCCACATTGCCTATATGTTCAGACTCAGGTCTTACCAAATAAACCAGGGCAGTACATTGAATCAATAGCTGTAGAAGAGGGGGACGGATACCAGTTTAAAATCATCATCTACGGTGAGGAATGTGTGTTATGGGAAGGCTTATCAAACAATACTCATCAAGTTGAGGGTACGGTACGCTGGTTTGACCAAATATCCGGTGAGGGCTCTATACGACTTGGAGATGGTGATTTAAGTCGAAGTATTCATTTCTTTTCATGTAACTTTAATGGGGCTAACAGCCAGTATCCTCAACTTGTAACCAACGTTCAACTTAAAGACGGTCAACGGGTGAAAGCAACACTCTGTCCGGACATGTTTAAGGACTTGGGACTGATCAACTTGGAGGTGATATCGTGACGGAGCTTATTTATTTAATAACTCTGATTATTACAATAGGGACAGTAGCAGCTGTCCTAGACGGGTAACAAAAGAGGGGGGACACATGAACATTCACGAACTTAAAAGATACCGTCGGAGCACCTACGAGACCGATTCCCTTTGCCTAGGATCGTTAGATCAGTGTCAGACTGCTTTAAAGAAACAGCTCACTAAACTAGGACATGGAGTGAGAGGTATTAAGACATTTGGCACCATTACCTTAATCGTAACTGATAAAGACAAATTCTTGATCGAAAAGGTGGCAGCATGAGACATCCTAGCATATCCGGGTCTGTAAAGACACACCTCTGGCCGACTAGACCGAGGTACGTCTCCGATCGTTGTAGACAGTGTGACTGCGTAACTGACTTATATTTGATTCTAGGCTGTATTTTAGACGAGAGGAGAATAAAATCGTGGCACGAAAATTGCTTTCAGACACGCAAAGCAGCTTTTTCACAATTTCTCACCTGTCTTATAACCCTACTATCAAATCTACTTATAACCACTATAGTTATTACACACTTGACGCAATTAGTAATTTATCATATTCTAACCAAGTAGCCAACTAACTGACAAAGGAGACCACATGAAACATGCAGAAATAACCGAACTAAACAGCACCAAAGGAGAGCTCATTACTGTACGCTTTGGTTTGGAAAGCGAACCCATTATGTATCAATTACAGGTACACCGAGATAACTACAACCTAACCTGTGGTGACGGTGCTTTTGATATGGCTGTATTTAATCAATCTAAGCGTACCTTAGCAGTTAAGCAGATGATCCACTACTACGGACAAGAAACAGTTAACTACTTTCTAACCGAACATTTAGGAGTTAGTTCTGTTGGTGTTGCCCGCCGTTCCGGAGCCGGCGTTCGTAAATCAAGGAAATCTGTTTAATTATGATCCAAACAAAAGATTACCATTAGGATATCCTTTGGATGAGAAACTGGAAGGTGACTTGGTATCTGCCTCGCCAAATCGAGGGGTTACTGTCTAGGGTAGCCCGCCGCAAAACACGGGCAGCTAGGATAAGCTTAGTTTTTCTCCTCAGTAACCGAAGTGGCCGCCTTGATATGTGTCGAACTATTACGGGCACCTCAGTAATATATGTTAAACGAATGGCAGCTAACTTGCAAGGAGTTTTTTAATGATCCAGAGAATTGTAGCAGTTGGTATAAATAAACGAACCAAGGGGCGATTAGAGCTTTACAGGTGCCATGAGGGACATATACAAGGGTTTAGACTGGATCAGTACCTAAATGGCAGACTTGTTAGCTCTAGGATATTCACTCAGGATCAAGTGAAGGTATCGTTTAAGATTAAGGTTAGGGAGCAAAGGCTTTCAGTGGTACTGCATAATAAACATTTGTTATGGGATTAATTAAAATTTTTTGTTAAAGTATTTTTAAAACTTACCGATGAGTAGATTATAACAAAGGAGACAACATGAATTACACAAAAACAATGCCTTGGAATGTTAACGAACTTAGATACCTTTACGAACAAATTGGATCAGGTAACTGGTTTAGCCCAAATAATATGAGAGCTTTTAAAACCAAGTTAACTAATCACTTTAAGCGAGTGTCAGACAAACAAGCTTATTTTATAACAACTGAACGTATGGACTACTATAGCCCAAGGCGCGCAACGGTTAGAAAGGCAGTTATTGAGGACATTAGACGAGGGGATGGAGCGCTAGTTTCTACAATTAGCATCCAAACAGTGGGGGAATTTAATAACCTAAGTTTGCATCAAGCTAAAAAATTTCTTAAGGAATTGGGGGAATAGTATGAAAATGCAAGATTTAATTTTAAAACTTACAGCGGACAAATCAAGCGGTATGTATTTTTCAACTGAGTTGACTATTAAAAATAAAAAATATTTATTGAAAGTACGTCCAGACACTACTTGTAGAGGTGGGTTTCGTGGTAAAGCTACTACTGTAAGTGTTTGGCGGGCCTACGGTGAAGTTAACGAAAATGGGGTTAAACCAGGCGTAAGAGGATACCAAGGCCCGCTTTCCTATAAAAAAATACTTAAATTAGTTACGGCTTTGGAGGCAGTATGAACTTAGAACAATTTTTAAACTATAACAACGCAAGCGGTAACCCCGAAGTAAAATGGTGGATTGATAACACTTTAAAAGCTGCGTTAAAAAGAGACATTGCTAGACCGCAGAACGTGTCTGAGGTGGAGCATATTTTGGACTTTCTACTTTCAGATAAAGCACCAAAACGACTGCAGAAGATGAGCTATGATCAGGCTAAAGAGTCTGCTAGAAAGTGGACCGAAGCTCTGCAGAAAAAAGGACAGAATATTGTCGAAACTGAAGATGATGTAGAAATAATTTTGAGGTCTAAAAAATCAGGTTTTAGATATGTGAAGCTTGTTGGAGAAAATGCCTTTAAGCGCGAAGGTGCTATCATGCGCCACTGTGTCGCTAGTTATTTTGGAAATTCTGAAGTTGAGGTGTATTCTTTGCGCGATGAAAACAACGAGCCCCACGCCACTATTGAAATTACTAAAACAGGATCGGTTAATCAGATTAAAGGTAAAGGAAATGGTAGTATCCACCCTAAATATATTAGCTATATCTTAAAAATACTTAAGTATCATAAAATGGAAGTTCGCGATAGTGAAATGGAGAATCTAGGCTATATTACTTTTGATCCTGATTATTTAAAGCTTTTTGAGGAAGTCTATGGTCAAGATTATAACTATATTAGCTTCGGTGGCAAAAAATATGTTTATAAGTACCAAAATCTAAAGGCAAGGAAAACAGTATGAACCAATTAACAACAGCAGCACAGTACGGTCACACTGAAATAGTAAAGCTACTACTGGACAGAGGAGTTGATCCGAATAATCAGCGTGCTTTGTACTGGGCTAGTAGGCATGGTCACACTGAAGTAGTAAAGCTATTACTGGACAGAGGGGCTGATCCTAATAGTCAGGATGCTTTGTTCTTGGCTAGTTTTGATGGACATATTAAAATAGTAAAGCTACTACTGGACAGAGGAGTTGATCCGAATAATCAGCGTGCTTTGTACTGGGCTAGTAGGCATGGTCACACTGAAGTAGTAAGGTTATTACTTGATAGAGGAGCTGATCCTAATAATCAGCGTGCTTTGTACTGGGCTAATTATTGTGGACATGTTGAGGTAGTGAAGCTTTTAGAAGAGTCAATTAAAAAACAAAAAGAGGCAGTATGAACCAATTAAAAACAGCAGCACGATACGGACACACTGAAGTAGTAAAGCTATTACTGGACAGAGGAGCTGATCCTAATAGTCGGGATGCTTTGTACGTGGCTAGTTTTAAGGGACAGGTTGAGGTAGTTAAGCTATTACTAGATAGAGGAGCTGATCCTAGTAGTCAGTATGCTTTGTACTGGGCAAGTGCTAATGGGCATGTTGAGGTAGTAAGGCTACTACTGGACAGAGGAGCTGATCCTAATAGTCAGGATGCTCTTTACTTTGCTAGTCTTAATGGACATGGTGAAGTAGTAAAGCTCTTACTTGATCGAGGGGCTGATCCTAATAGCCAGGATGCTTTGCATATTGCTAATAAGTATGAGCGTGTTGAGGTAGTAAAGCTTTTAGAAGATGCAATTACAAAACAAAAGGAGGCAGTATGAACCAATTACAAACAGCAGCACGATACGGGCATGTTGAGGTAGTAAGGCTGTTACTAGATCAAGGGGCTGATCCTAATAGCCAGGATGCTTTGGGTTCTGCTAGTACCAATGGACATGTTAAAATAGCGAAATTATTGCTAGATAGAGGAGCTGATCCTAGTAGTCAGGAGGCTTTGTGGAAAGCTAGTGTTAAAGGACATATTGAAATAGTAAAGCTACTGCTAGACAGAGGAGTTGATCGAATTAGTCAGAGTGCTTTGTACTGGGCTAGTTATTATGGACATACTGAAGTAGTGAAGCTTTTAGAAGAGTCAATTAAAAGGAGATACGCTTGAAAAATTTCATTAGATATAAAAACCGTAAAATTTACGATCCTGAGACTAAACAGTACGTCACGAGTTTTCACATACTTAAAGCACTAAAAAACTCAGTGCCCTTTAAAGTCACGCAGCATCCTACGGGAGAGGATTTTACTAATAAAGTAATAGCATCCTCGTTAGCAGAGCTGCTTTATAAAAACGAAAAAGCACTAGATCATTTACCAATTAAAACCGTGCTAGTTAAGTTGTCTAACAATACTCTTAGAGAGATTTTCTTTCCAAAAACAAAGACAGATTTACCGGAGGGTCTATGAAAGTATTTATTGAGCGTCACCAATTAGGGTCTAAAGTATGGTACTATGTTAGCGAGGGTGCTGGGTTAAGACCTTTGTCAATACCGCTAAGTACCCGCGAACAAGCTGAGGACTTTATAAGAACAATGGTTGGAAACATTAGCTATACTTATATTGGCAATAAAAACAATCCATTAAAGATTTTAAAAAACCCACCTAAAAAGAAATAGCAGTGAAAGACCGATAGACTATAGGAGGAGAATATGAGAATAATCTATGAACGCGGACCCTACCGAATTGTAGAAATTATCGACACAAATACTAGCCTAGAGTTACTTAAAGGAGATTGTTTTTGTCCAGTAGTAAATACCGAAACAGACAGCCAGCTACTTATGCGAGAGGAAAAGATATTTAATAACCTAGTTGAAACTGAGGGAGTTTTTGGCTATACTCTAGAAAAATGGAATCCTATGATTGGAATTGGATGGGAAACAGTTGACTCCTGTTGGGGATTTGTAGGGCAGCACACAGACAAAAATAGACATTATATTGTAGATGAGTTTTTAAGTTTGATTCAAAAAGAAGGAGTAGAATCATGACCCAAGAGCAGTGGTTAGTTAAACTTTACTACACAGGCGGACACACTTTCGAGCGTGTAGTGACATCGCGCGAAGAGGCTTTAAGAGTTGCGCAATCTGCGGTTGAATTAAAACCAGCTACCCGGGTTAGAATTGAAAAACTAACCGCACCTGTAGTTTTGCTTAGCAGGAAGTATTGACATGAAATACCGTATACTTATGCGAGCCAAAGACGGAGAGTTTGAGTACTATTTAAAAGATATTTATGCTGATTTTGTCGAAGCTAAAAAGTGGGTTGACTACTTACGAAACCAGAAACAAAATGAGGACTATGATTTTTTATTGGAGGTAGTTTGTGGGTAAAAATATGGATCTAGGTTATCATGTTATTGATGACAGTAATATCAATGAAATTCTCGAGGTTTGCGAGTATTGCGGAGATTTTCGCAAAGAAAAACAAACTTGCTGCGGAGAAGCTCACTTTAGGGAAATGGTGTTTACAAACGACGGAGGAGAGTATTGGTTAGATGAGGTGAGTATAATTAATAATAGTGATGATTTATACGACTTTGACAGATAGGAGTTAAAATGATAAAACTTTCGTTTGCCGACATTTGTGAACTGATGGAAAACAAATACATTGACCAGTCAAAAGGAAAATTTACAAGACTAGACTTTGCTATGTTAGCTTTATATGAACCAGAAAAATATGATTTTTACGTTTATGATTTTATAAAAGAAGAACTTGAGAAAAAAACACTCACTAAAAACCAAGCAGGAGATTATTATGCGAACACTTCTATTTCTGACTCTTTGTCCACTCATAAGCTTAGCCGAGCCAATTAAAGTTATGGTTATTGACACAGCTTTTTATGATCACCCCATGGTGTCTCATCGAGTTTTCAGAACTAAAAAGCAAACAAACTCCCTACATAGCCTCTTAACTATACACACACTAACAACAAATCCTAACCGACTTTGTTCTCAAGTTGAAATTCATCTTTGCTTAGAATCTGAAACTATTTATGCTTGGGAAGTCGCAAAGTGTATCAATAAAGCTATAAGCAGTAATATTAAGTTTGTACTTATTCCATACGAGGGTACTGCTTCCCCGTTTGCTATTGAAAGAAAGGCTTTTGACCGAGCTGCAAAAAGCAAAACAAAAATAATAATTTCAGCTGGAAATCACGGAGTTGATTTAAATAAGCATGATAGGTTTCCACAATCTTATGCAAAACACTATCCAAATGTACGAACTATTTCTGCAAACGATATGAGCGCAGCCTCAAAAGGGGACTGGACTGTTAACGATATATCGGGTAAGATTTTTGCTTTAAACAGAACTTTTTGGGGAACTTCATTTTCAGCACCCAAGTATCTAAATAAAATTCTTGACAAAGAATGCCGGAGGATTAATGCTACTTCTAGGTAAAATTTTAATTTATATTTATATTGCGTATATAGGATTTATTTTACTAGCTTTTTTAAAGTATTGGCTGTATGATGGTTTATGTTATAAAAGTGCGTTTGCTGAGGTTGTAAATGAGTATTGCAATTGAGTATTCCATTGCAGAAACCCTGCTTTATGAGGAAAAAATTTTAAAGCTGCACTCAATTTACCGCGAAGCCTTATTAAAAGCAAAAGATCAGAGTAAGGATCAAGCAAAAGAAACAATAATAAACGCATTGAAACTTCTAGTTGCTAGAACTAGAAAAGATTTAAACTACATTGAAGTCGAAGAGGCTTTTGATTGCGATGAGATTAAAACAGTAATTTATCTCTACTACACAAAAGAATTTGAGGGAGTACACTAATGCTCAGAGTTAAGTATGTAAAAAGATCGGACGGTAAAAAAGTTTCCATGCGAGTTTTTACCGATAAAGACGGCACTCAATTAAAACTTTTAATTAATGAAGATAATAAAAGTGGTTCAGTTATCACGGCCATTGGAGAAATACCTATCCTGTCCTATTCAGCGTCTAGCCCACATAAAATTAAAATTAAACTTAGGCAAGCTCTTAAAAAACTGGGTGTTGATATCGGTGTAGAAAAAAGAGATACTCCTGTTGAGGTTAAAGTAAAACGAGTATTAAGACGATTGGGAATCGATCCTAACGAAGTTTATAAAGACGAATAGAGAGGTAAGCATGACAGCAGCAGAATTAGCAGCAGTTATTTTTGTATTTTGTGGATTTAATAATCCTACTCCACCTACTGACGACAATTTTAAATGTATGGACTATATGGTAAATTGTTGCGTGACTGAAAATGGAATGATCAAAAAAGAAACAGTTGAACATTGTAAGGTCGAATATGGGCGATACGAAAAAAGATAAAATTGAGCAAATTGCGGAGATAGCTGCTTCTCTAGGGTGGTGTTTAGCTTTGCCAGCTGATAACATAAGCCATATTATTCTAGGAGATAAAACAATTGTCAAGAGTGTTTGTGCGCAAGTTGAAACAGAAGACTACGAGCTCTTTACAAAAGAAGGACTACAGTGACAGTTAAGAAGGTTTTCTTAGTAAAAGAGAGAAATTTTTATTATAAAATTGTATCAGAAACTGGGTTTACAATATTTTCTTTTTATGCTAAGTTTGACGATCAGGCAAAAGCTATTGCAGAAAACTATATGAGCTCATTTATAAGTTTAGCTATAATTGAATTTAAACAAAAGGAGTCAAAATGAGTAAATTTAAAATTAAAGTAGAAAAAGAGCATGGGTCTTGGGTAGATACGCTAAACGGTAGGTCTGTGTCAGAATTAGAAACACACCTTGTAACTTTAGCAAAGCACCGACAAGAAATCTTAGAGGATTTAGTTGGTAGGGACGATATTAAGCAGCTTCAAGAAGAATTAAAAGAACTTAAAGCACCTTTTAAGGATGCTATTAAGGCTAACGACATGAAACAAAAATACTTGGTAGAATTAATTAAGGAAAAGGGCGGTCAATAATGGTACGACAGGATAAAGTCTCAAATTGGATGCAGCTTGCTGAGACTTGTGCCCTGCGATCACACGATTCTGAGACTAAAGTTGGGGCCGTGCTTATTGATAACTCATCGGGCTCTGTAATAGCTACCGGCTACAATGGGTTTATTCGCGGCGCTCCCGACGATCAGTTACCAAATACTAGACCAAATAAATACAGATACATTTTACATGCCGAGCAAAATTTACTATGTAATGCAGCTAGGCATGGAATTAAAACGGAAAACACAACGCTGGTATGTACACACAGCCCGTGTGAAGTATGTGTAAGATTGTGTTGCAATGCTGGTATAACTAGAATAGTATTTAAAGAAAAAAGACAAGATTTAGTAAGCATTGAACAAGCCAAAGATTTACGAACACAGTTAGAGTTTAAAAACAATTTTTATTTTTTATCTTTTTCGTAGTTTGGGAGAGGACTTCGAATGAAAATTACTCATAGGCGACAGACCTATAAACCTTTTATTTATCAATTTGCAGATCAGTACAGCCAAAACTCGCTAAGATCATTTTGGTTACCAGAAGAAGTAAACATGCAATCTGATATAATGGATTGGCAAATGGTTTTGACAGACTCCGAAAAATATTTAATCAGTAGCATTTTAAAATCATTTACTCAAGTAGAAATTTTAATTGGTGACTATTGGAGAAATGTTGCTAATTGGTTCCCCCATCCAGAGATTGCCCAAGCTGCGGCTATTATGAGTGCTTTTGAATCCATCCATCAACGGGCTTACGCTCATTTAAACGATACTTTGGGAATTAACAATTTTTCAGAATTTTTAACAGACCCAGTATCTAAAGCCAAAGTAGACAACTGGGTATTAGTTAAAACAAAAAACATTGAAGATATAGCAAGGTCTTTAGCAGTTTTTAGTGGTTTTGGTGAGGGCGTTTCTTTATTTAGCTCATTTGCTATTTTACTTAATTTTAGTAGATTTAATAAATTAAAGGGCGTTGGACAAATTATTTCTTGGAGTATTCGGGATGAAAGTTTACACTCCGAGTTTGGTTGTAGATTGTTTAATCAGGTTAAAGAAGAGTTTCCTGACATTTGGACAGATGAATTTAAAAAACCTTTATATGAAGCAGCTAGGATTGTAGTTAAAATTGAAGACGATTTTATAGACCAAGCCTTTAGTTTTAGTGCTGGTCACGTAGAAGGACTAGATTCTAAAGATTTAAAGCAATTTATACGGCACCGAGCTAACACCAAGTTAAAAGACCTTGGACTAAAAAGTAATTGGAAAAACATAGATTCTGATTCAGTTAATAGAGTAACTTCTTGGTTTGAACCTCTGTCAGCAGGAGTTGAACACGCTGATTTTTTTGCCATGCAGCCAAGTGCATACTCTAGAGGTTCTGTAGACTTTTCAAAAATTTGGGAGAACTAATGAATTTACAAACTTTAAAAGATTTAGGTTTAGCCCCAGAGTTCTTAACAGAAGAGGGGTACTCAACTCTAAAAAATGGATATTTATTGGAGAATGAAAATCCTATCGACATGTACAAGAGAGTAGCTAAAGCAGCTGCGGCAAATTACCCAAAAGAAATTGAAAGTAAGTTTTTTGATTATATGTGGAAAGGTTGGTTGTGCCCAGCTACTCCAGTAGCCGCAAATATGGGAACGGAACGAGCTTTACCAATTAGTTGTTTCTCGTCTTATGTCCCCGATAATTTAGGTGATATTTTTGATACTGTTAAAGAAACGGCTTTAATGTCTAAATACGGCGGCGGAACATCTATCCATCTAAAAGATGTTAGGCCCGCTGGAAACAAGATATCTAAAGGTGGAAATTCTAGCGGAGTAGTTTCTTGGCTTAAAGTATTTGACTCTATGATTGCATCAACAAATCAGGGAGGAACTAGGCGGGGAGCACTTGCATCCTACTTACCAATAGAACATAAAGACATTAAAGAGTTTTTAAAAGTTAGAAGGCCAGAAGGAGACCCTAACCGATGGTGTCCAAATGTTCATCATGGAATTAACATCTCAAACTCCTGGATGAATGATTTAATTTCCGGGGATACTAAAAAAAGAGAGTTGTGGTCAGAAGTATTGAAATCAAGGTTTGAAACAGGAGAGCCATATTTATTTTTTACAGATCATGCCCAGAAAGGCAATCCTAAACACTTACCTTGGTATGAAGTCAAAGGTTCAAATCTTTGTTTACATCCCCTAACTAAAGTACTAACTAAAGAATTTGGTGGAGTATTTATCAAAGATTTAGTTGGTCTAGAAGTTACTATTTTTGACGGATATAATTGGGTTAAAAATAACTCATTTAGAATGACACAAGCTTACTCTGAATTTTATGAAGTTGAATTTAATAATCAAGATATAGTAGTTTGTACTCCTAACCACAGGTGGCCTGTTATTGGGGTTGGATTAGTTCCCACTACAGAATTAAAAGAATATTCTTTAATTAGTGTTATGGTCGGCGAACATGTGGCCACCGTTACTGGAGTTAAAAAATCTTTGTTAACAGGACCAGCTTTTTGTACAACAGTAGAGTCTAGTTCACAGTTTGCTCTAGCTAACGGTATTATGACTGGAAACTGCTCAGAAATCTTTTTGAACACAGACAAAGACCATTCTTTGGTTTGTTGTTTGTCTTCTTTGAATCTAACTAAATACGACGAGTGGAAAAATACTGACTTAGTTAAAATTGCTATATACTTTCTAGACGGTGTAATGGAAGAGTTTATTAAAAAAGCTAAAACTATTCCAGGTTTGGAAAGAGCTTGTAACTTCGCTACTAAGTCTAGGGCTTTGGGCTTAGGAGTTTTAGGTTGGCACAGTTTATTACAATCTAAAAAACTACCATTTGACTCTTTTCATAGCATGATGTTAAATGCTGAAATATTCTCTAAACTGGATAAAGAATCTCTAGAGGCTTCTAAAGAGTTAGCCCAGTTATTAGGTGAACCTGAGTGGATGTTAGGTACGGGACTTAGAAATACCCACAGACTCGCGATAGCCCCTACAGTATCAAACTCTACTATTTCTGGCAATGTGTCAGCGGGCATTGAGCCCCTAGCAGCTAATGTTTATGTGAAAAAGTCTGCTAAAGGAACTTTTATTCAATATAATCCTATTTTAAGAGCAGCACTAGAAGAGCTTAAATTAAATACCGATGAAGTGTGGAATAAGATTATTAAACAAGAAGGTAGTGTATTCGGCATTAAAGAAATTCCAGAAGAAGTACAACAAGTATTTCTTACCGCTAGAGAAATAAACCAATTTGCTATTATTAAACAAGCTGGTCAAAGACAAAAATTTATTGACCAGGGACAATCTATTAATTTATTCTTTGCATCAAACTCCGATCCGAAGTATATTAACAGTGTGCACTTAGAAGCTTGGAAAGAAGAACTTAAGTCTTTATATTATTTAAGAAGCTCTTCTCCGATTCGAGCCGATTTAGCGTCCAGAGGAGCAGATGAGTGTGTGGCATGTGAGGGATAGTGATAAACTTACCAGCGAAAAAAATTTTTATTAGAAGTGAATACTTAAGTGCCGACGGGGTTAAGGATGACTTCGTTGCCGCCTATTTTGTTGCCGTTAAGGCCGTTGCTAATAAAGCGTTACAGTTTACAGTATATACCGAGCATGGTGCCATTTTTTCTGGGTTACCAATTGAGGCTATTACATCTAGACCTGAAATAAAGGGCACTCCCTTAACGAACGAGGAATTACAGCCTTTTACCTGCCTAGAAGGTCCAGTGAGTTTAGTTTCTTATGAACTTCTTAAAGACGCTAATTTAGACACTAAACTTGGGATTTCTGGTTCCTATGTTTTAACTTTGGACTATGAGGGATCGGGCCTTGCAGAAGATCCTGAGCAGTATAAAACACACAATTTAATTCAGTTAGATAATGGGCAATTTGCAGCTTTGCCAAATAACTATTGCTATTTTAAGGACAACTGGTTACGATCAAACAAAAAGTTCCCATATAAAAGACCTAGTAAAAAATACTATGCCGGCGGGTAAGTTCTTGACTTAACAAAAAACACCAGTTATTGTGAACAGCAGGAGACAGTATGTTTACAACTTTATATAAAATAACCTGCTATTTTTTATCAATAATTACTGGTTTTACTGGGTTTATTTGCCTAGCCTTATCCTGTAGAGACTTAATCTGGGGGCATACCGAGGCCCCTATTGCAGTGATAGGAATTGTTGTTGGCGGTATTTTTATTTTGGGATCAGTAGTTATTTATGACTCACTTTGGAAGTTTTGACAGGAGGACACGATGTTTATTGATGCCCACAACTTAATAGTCGAGCAAAACGGCTCTGGGGGAGATAGTGCCCACTATTCATCCCTTTATGTTATTGCTACAAATAACAAGGCGACTCTAAGTTTAGAGAAATTAGTCAACGGTCAGGGGTATGTAATTCGTCATCCTGGGGACGGACTTGTGGAGTGGCACTCTAATCCTGGAAATACAAGTAGGGACCAAACAATACCCACTGTAGTAGCGTTGTCTGTTCAGAAAAGACAGGATTTAGTAGATAAAATTTTAAAACAACACGCAAAAAGATTTTTCTTTGCTCAAAATATTGATAGGGATTGGCCAAATACTCCCAAAAAACCTTACCCACACTATTATACTGATTTACACGAAGTAAAAAGATTTTCTTGGTTTAATTATCGCGACCCTTTATTGCCTCACCATATTCATGCAATGGTAAAAAGTGCTGGTAAAAAATGGCATTGGTTTATTTATCCGATCAGTTTAACAACATTTATACTAGAAGGTCTATCTCTTAAACTCGGTAATAATGACGATCTTGGAACATACTTTTCTACCGCATATTCTTTAAATCTAATTCCTTTGTTTAAAAAATTAATACCAAATTGGAAAAAAAGAATGGAACTGTATTTCCTTGATTGGCGTAAAGGACAAATGATTTTTACGCCTTTAGTTAAACTAATAGAGGAGAAATAGATGGTAAAAGTTAAAGTTTTAAAACTTAACCCCAAAGCCGAATTACCAAAATATATGCTAGAGGGAGACGCGGGCTGCGATCTTGTGGCCGTTTCTAAAACCTTCGAAGTAAACGAACACGGAAGAGATCTAGAAGTTTATGGCACTGGTCTAGCCTTTGAAATTCCTAAAGGACATATAGGCCTTATTTTCCCGCGCTCATCAATATATAAAACAAACCTAAGTTTAACAAACTGTGTTGGGGTTATAGACTCTAACTATCGTGGGGAGATTAAGTTTAAGTTTTTTTGGACCGCGGAGAATAAAAATAGAGGCGACTATAAAATTGGAGATAGAATTGGTCAATTAATTGTGTTGCCATATCCTACAATAGAGTTTGAAGAGTCCCTTAGTTTATCAGACTCGAATCGAGGCTCTGGAGGATTTGGTTCTACTGGAAACTAAGAAAGAGGGAGAGGGAAGATGACTTCAAAAAATATTGGGGAAGAGACTAGGAAATATATACTCAGACAGCTGCTGACTAGTAAAAGTCTTCGGGAAATTGAAGACATGTTTTCTTTTTCTATTAAAGGCCTTAAATGGCACATTACACAAATATACAAATCAGAAGGAGTTTCTAATCGGATTGAGTTACTCGCCAAGTATGTTAAACTGCCTTCAGAAGTTGATTGCGTTTTATATGATTTTTATACCGCAAAGAAGCCAAAAAATATGTCTACTGTTTTGCCTATTGGGAATACAAATGCGTAATCTTATTTATTTTATACCAGCTACATTAATTACTTTGGGATTTGTTTTATATGACGGGCTAAGATCTGACTCGGAAGCAGCACTTCATGCACTTGGTTTTTTATATGTAGTCGGAGGAATTATTCTTCTTGTTAGTAGGGAAACAAAATGAAAAATAATTGTTATATATCTTTAAACTCGGAATTAAATTTAGCATTCTATTTAGAAGGTCAAATTCTACCTCAAACAAAAAGAGTAGTTGATGAAACCCTCTTGGCGGAACATGGGCACTTTATTCCAAATGAATTACTTAAAGAGTACCAGTATTATAAAGAAAGATTAGATTTGGTTATTAAAAAAATCAGAAGTGAAGCAACAAAAGAAGAAAACCTGCTTCGATGTTATAAAATTGGTATGTAACCTTAAAATATATGCACAGACTACTAAATTTTTTTAGGAATTTAAAAAAAGTAATAGAGTTTTTACCCATTGTCTGGAAGCATCAGGACTGGGATTACGGCTATATTTTTACATTTAATTATGAGTTGCATAAAAGGCTCTACAAAGCGCTTTATATAGACGGGGTACACTTACCTAATAAAAATCACAAACGAGCCCTACAAACCATCCAAGAGCTTTACAATAGATTATCTAAAGAAGAGTATTCCAATTTAGTTGACGAAGAACTTACCCGGCTGTACGGAGATGAAGAATACTATTTTAAGCCGGTGCTGGGCAGCGAAAATAAAACTTGGGGCCCTTATACTACTTTGGAAAGTACTAGAGAAGACCGGTTGACATTAGACCAAAGAAAACAGTATCATAAAAAAATGCGGGATTTATACAAGCACGCTGAGTATTTAAAAAAACAAGATAAAGAGTTATTAAGTAAACTTTTAATAAAATATTCGGATCATTTTTGGGATTGACAAATTTAAAAAGTAGTTAGGAAAGTTAAAATGGATAATTGTCCTAAGTGTGGCGTTTCTTGGATTGGTGAAGAGATTCCTAAAGATATAGCTCACCTATATGCCGCTACCCATTGGAAAAGGTATATTGGTATTGATGGTGGGCTTATAGGTATATACGATGGAATCGTAGCTTTAAGGTGCCCAGATTGCAAGGAAGAGTTCCCTAGAGACAATAGTGACTGGGCCAAGGATTTGTTTGAAGCCTATCAAGTAGCAAAAAATTGGGTAAAATAATGGTAACCTACAAGTTAATTTCTTATTTAGTATCAACTCTTTTACTTGTCGCTGGGCTTGTTTTCTTTATTTACTCAGCACGAGAGTGGATTCATTCTGATGATTTTTTCCACGGATTTTTTGGAGTGCTGTTGTCTGCTGTACTGATTGTTGCTGCACTAGCTATTTACCAATCTTTGTGGGAGTTTTAGCTTATGAAACGCAGTGAGGCGATTGAATTAATGAAAATTAGGTATGAGGGGTATAAAGAAGCTAATCCTTCTGCCTCTGTTGAAGAAATAATGAATTATGTGCTAAAGGGCTTAGAAGCTACTGGCCTTACTTCAAAATTCCCAGTCGAATATGCCTCTATACAAAAGTCGAATAGAATTAAATTCTGGGATGACGAGGGTTCTTAGTTTATGAAAAAAAGTGAAACTATTAAAAAACTAAATAAGTTACTTGCTGAATGGGAAAACTCCAGACTTACAGATGGTAAGTGTGCTAAAGAGATTATTGAGTTATTAAAACCAACAGAGTCCAAGCCCCTAGGCGAACACCTTCTTAAGCTAGAAGAAGTTTTAGACCAAATGATTGACGAACACGAGTTGCAATGGGGCGACATCTTAGGACTAGTTTATACGCATCTTATGGTTCACAGGCCAGATGCTAGGGAAGAGTATGTTGAGGGCGGACATCCAGAGTTTTATTATGGTGAAAAAAAGATTTGTAAAAATTACAAGGTACATAGTTTATAGTATACTATGTATAGGTTACAACGGAGGAGCAAAGTTTATGAGTTACTCAGCTTACGACGATTCAGATTTTGCAGGTCTACCGGAAGTAAAGTATAAAGAGATTCCTCTGTTAAAGCGTATGATTAGCAAGGTTTCTTTGGATATGGCAGTCTCCCCTGAAGTCATTAGAAATATCGAGCACCAAAATGCTCTTAATATGATAGCTAAGAAATATCCTTTTGTAGGTTTAGATTGTGTTCACTGGTCTACTGAGCATACGAAGTTGCACGAAATAACACTTTATTACTTGAAGGTGGCACTACCATGAGATACTTGCTAGCTAGGGTTTTTTTCTATACGATGATGATATGATGTGTACATAGTCACAAACCTGAACCAATGGGAAGAAGTAGTAGAGCAAGATATAAGGGTAATGGATAGGGTAAAGACAAGGGAAGAGTGGAGAAATAAGGTATGAGGCTTTTTGGGCTTTGGATTACTACCGAGAAAACTTACCGGCGTTATATTCAACTTGAGACCAAAACTTATAAGTTCTGGCAGGTTCATCGATGGTTCTCGGGTTGGCGAGATCTTGATATAATCTGGGATTACTTGATTAAAGATACAAACTTTGGCGGTATCGAGCGTGCTCGAAAAGATTACGCCGAAGCAAGAGGTACGGATGAATACGGCAAGATAAAGAAAGGGGAATCGTGAATAAGATAATGGTGGTCGCTGGGAACATGAGAGAGTTTCAAGAGTTTAAAAAGGTTAACAAGGATAAGTACGCTGAGATTTACTTTGTAGGTAATACTGAGAGTTTAAGAGGGGTAAGGAACTCGTTTATCACTTTCTATGGGACCTTTTATAAAAGGTTGGATTTTTCTAGGATTGATGAAGAAGTTAGCTGGCGATTACAAATTGGGGACTTGAAGACTGAGGGAGATGCTAGTAGTTTTAATGGGCGCCGTAAACGCTAGCTTTGTACGAGCGGCGTCTGTTGGTTTTATAATTGCCCTTTTTTACCTGGAGGTTAAATCTTATGAAAAGAAGTGAAGTTGTTAAGTTATTAGCTAACTGGGCAAAACCAGAAATTTTAGATGATACTTACTCTAAAAATTATCAGGAGTGGGCAGATAACTTACTACACACTTTAGAAAAAGAAGTGGGTATGCTGCCTCCGACTGTTCCTACCTTACCTATTGGAGCAAATGTTATTAGGTCAATCAATAAATGGGAGCCGGAAGATGAAGAAAATGTTGAGGATTCCTACTGGAATGCAGCAAAAAAACGTGGATGGTAGACGGTAAGGGAGTGTCGATATGAATAAGCAAAATAAACCACGAGAATTTTGGGTACATAAAGACACAATAGAGGGTGGACATCTAGAATTTTATTATGGGCCTAAAAAGGAGCAGGAATGAAACGAAGTGAAATGATTGAGCGCCTCAAAACACGTTTAAACCAGATCAAAGGTAATGATCCTGATACAGGCGAAGAACTTTACCCAAACGACGATTACCTAGTCTGGGCGCTTCTAGACGAGGTCGAAGAGGTAGGTATGCTGCCCCCGGCCTATACCGACAAATCTATCTGGGATAGGGCTGAAAATTCTTATGCTGAATTTAACGAGTGGGAACCGGAAGATGAAACAAAATAAACACAGATTAGTAATCTATATGTAATACTTAACTCCATAAACAGGCTTTAAATATTCTAGATACAACACTTAGATATAAAAACAAAAAAGCTTGACTTTAAGTAATTAACATAGTATTCTAATAAATGTGACAGAGGCGCGGAAGCTGACCTTTGACGGGAAACCAAGACTCCACCTTATCGGTTAGCACTTAAATGTGCAGGCGCAAGCTAAAACAACGAAACAGGTCGGTCGACAACGGAGCTTTGAGGGCTGGAACGCGCAGATGAAGACAATATTCGGTGCCGAATAAGAGGGTAATCGCCTTCCGAACCTGATGGTTAAGGCCGTGCTTAGGTTGAACCTCAGTAAGCACATTGCTGGAGTAGCGCCCAGCCTGTCACACCTTCTATTTCTCAGTTTGATACACTTAAAAAAATACATTGCTTACTAGGTTTTTTTCCGGTACTGTCATTACAAAGAGGAGGATTTATGAAAAAATTACTAGTTGTATTTGTGTTGTTAGGGTATTACCCAGCTTTTGCTGAGTGTTGTCCGAAAGAGTGTGAGCAGAAAAAAGAGGTTGTTTGTAAGCAACCAAGGCCCAGAGTTATAACTAGAACTAAGGTTGTAGAAAAGCCTGTTCCAGTTATTGTAGAAAAAGAAGTGGTGCGAGTTGTTGAACAGCGCATTCCAGTTCGAGTAGTAGAGCGTGTGCCTGTAAAAGTTACACAAACAGTTATTAAAAAAGAAAACAAGAAAAATAGAATTAGTGGCTTGGTTGGCTCTGGCCCTACTAAACTATCTATTGCGGGATCTGAAGCTAGACTTGAGCGGGGTATTGTTTATGGATTGCAGTACCAAAGAATGCTAGATTCTGATTTATCTGTTGGCGTACAAGTGCAAAGTAATGGTACAATTAGTGGTTCTGTTAGTTTTGATTTTTAACTTTAAAGGAGAATATATGAAAGCATTATTAATTATTTTAGCAGCAGTAAGCTTATCTGGGTGCGGTGAATTTATCCAGGTTGAAAAATTACCGGAACAAAAAGAAAAAGATCCAATTGTTACAACACAGCCAGTGGGGCAGCCCATTAATGTTACCGTTGTAGTAGAAGGTAGTACGAACACAGTAAATGGTGGGTCGAACACTGCAACTGGTGGTAGTGGTGGATCTAGCTCGAATACTAACGACATTACGTCCGGTAACAACTCTGCAACTGGTGGGTCTGGTAATGGAGGCAATGGAGGGTCTAGCTCTGCTGGTAACAGCACAGCAAACAACTCTAGCTCGTCTAACAGTACAAATAGCTCTACCAATAGCGGGTCTGCCTCTAACCAGGCAAATAACAGCAACACCAACTCCTCTGAGTCTGGGGTTACTGGTAGTGGGAATAGTACAAATACTACTAGCTCTGAAGTTAACCAAACTTTAGACTATAGCTTTAATTTGCTGCTACTTGGTTGGCAGGATTACTTTTATTTAGCTGAGCAAGATAATACTCTTGAGCCTAGACAATGTAATGATCCGCACCCCACTCTTAACATGCTTTGCCACGCTTACGATTTTACCGGGCGGAGCAGTTTAGCTACACAGCTAGATGGAGCACCACACTTAGGTAGTTTTTACATGAACCGTTTTGATGTGACTCCTAGAAGCTGGGATCAAGGTTTTCCTAAGTTTCCTGCAAGCCTAGCACACTTACGAGAAAACTATGCCGTTAGATGTTTTACTAAGTTAAATGTTGCTAGTAGTGGAACACATAACTTTTCTATTACCTCTGATGATGGTATGCGAGTTATTCTTAATGGATTCCCAGTTTTAGAAGACGACGGTCTACACGCACCAAGAACAAAAGTGGGTAGTGCTAATTTACTTAAAGGGCTATATGAAATGGAAGTACAGTGGTTCCAAGGACCAAGAACACAGATTGCAGCAGAGCTAAAGTGGTCTACTCCAGGAAATTCTACCTTGCGATATATCGAACCATCTGATATGATTAAGACAAAGAAAGTTTGTGAGTAATAAACAATTAGGATAATTTATGAAACTAACAATCGAATCTGCAAGAAATGGATTTATCATATCCTACAAAAATGAAGAAGGCTTACTTACAAAGGAAGTTTTTTCTTCGGATGAAAGCGAGACGAAAGCTTTAATTGAGCTTTTTTACTATGTACAAGAGGTTTTAGGTGTATTGGGAGATCGGTACTCATCGGAGAGACTTTTTATTGGAGCTTTGCCTGGGGACAAATATGAAGGCGAGCAGACTGAGCTGGTAAAAGAAACGCTTGAGCGAATAAAGTATTTTTTAAATGAGGCGGAAGTAGTTAAAGATGAAAAAGAGTGATTTTATAAATATGGTATTGGATAGTCCAAACAATACTGTATTTACTACTAACGACCAGGTAGAAAACGAATTAGAGGTTTTTGAAAGCCTGGGTATGCTCCCGCCAACATATACTAAAGAGTATATTTTCGGTAGGTCTGAAGATTTTTATGTTGCATCCTGCACCGAAGTTAATGGTTGGGAAGAAGGAGATCAGCCTTAAATGATAAAAGTGGTCTTTGTGGGGGATAGTCCTTCAAGCTTAAATCTAAGTAAAGACATCCCCTTCGTCGGCGCTAAGTGCTTTGAGCGGTTAGTAAGTTGGATTAAGGTTATAAATCCAGACTATTATATTCTCATTAATAGTGAGTTAAATTATGATTTATGTCAAATCAAATTACTTTTTTACAATGACTTTAAGATTATAGCTTTAGGAAAAAATGCCAGCAATAAACTTACAACTCAAGGTATAAACCACTTCTCACTCCCACACCCATCAGGATTAAACAGAAATTTAAATGACAATAACTATGTTTCTAGTATTTTAAGTAAAGCATATAACTATGTAAGAAGTGCTTCTCCTGAGACCTTTCTGTTAGAAAACTATAAATAAGGTTATTTTGTGATAAGATTTGTAACATAACTGGATTACTTTTTAAATTTTATAAAAATAGATGGTAAATTCTATATTTAGTTAGTAAAATTAGAGGTGGGGTGGCAAAATGAATAAAACTATTTTTCCGGACGGAACTTTAAAAAATACTCCGATTGACCAAGAAAAGTTTTATGATTATAAAAATAATGAAACATATACTTGGGACGAAGGTCTAAGCTCTTGGGTAGACAGTAGGGGGAAACTTTTCATACCTGATTTCACACAATTGCCAATCTCAGACGCTTTTGGTTTCCCTTTTGATATGGAAGATTCCCCTGTAAATTTCACTACAAATACAACCAAGCCATCAAAAGGAAATGGGTGCGAATGTGGGTCCTGGGTGTATGGGGAAAACACAGGCCACAGTGATTATTGTCCTTTATATAAAAAATAGGAGAGTGAAATGGTAATGTATCAACTTAGATCAACAGCTGCTGAAATTGAAGATATTATGCGTTGTTATGATTTAGAATCTATAAATAGTGTTCTAGATAAACTTCTCACAGAAACTTACGGGGAAACAAAAGGCAGTATTTTTAGTGTGTCCATAGACCCAGATTCAGTAAATTCAGACATTTTAATAATTACAGTATTAAAGAAATGAATTTTTTAATTGACTCTTTTTACTTGTCGGATAATAATAACCTGGCTAAAGCTATGGAGCTTACTGATTTATCTTTGGATGAGTTGGAGCTTATTGTAGGTAGGTTTAGTAAAAACTCTTGGCGGTACAAACAACTAAGGGGAGAAGTTATTGTGGACAAAAAAGGCGTGGCTATTCGTCACCATTTTACTAAAAAGATTCTTTGGAGAAGAGATGACTAAAAGATCCCCACTAAGCCACTCGCAAATATCTAAATACTCAATGTGCCCTAAAAGCTATGAGTACCACTACGTTAAAAAGATTAGGCCGCAAGTTACAAGCGGGGCCTTGCTTTTCGGTAGCGCCCTTGATTCGGCTCTAAACATTTTATTATTAGAAAAAAATTTAGAAAAAGCAGAGGTGGAATTTGAAAAACAGTTTACAATGGGTAAAATCAACAATAAAGAATACTATCTTCCTACCTGCGAGAAAGTGGTTTATTCGAAAACAGATTTTGATTTTGACCTTCTTACTGACGAGGATATCAAACAGATTGAAAGCACTTATAAAAAAATACACGGGGAAGACTTTGGTCATCCATTGGACTTATACCAACGATTATCCCCGTCAGTAAAGAGCTTATCCGCTGACGACCTTAGAATATATAACCTGTTTAACTGGTTGAGTATGCGAAACAAGGGTAAGTTAATGTTAAGGGCTTATCTTAAAAAAGTAATTCCCTCTGTAAAAAAAGTAATATCAGTTCAGGAACAAATTGAATTATCTAATGAACTTGATGAAAAAGTTACTGGGTATTTAGATTTAGTTGCTGAGTTTGGAGATCACGGTCTTGTTATCTTAGACAATAAAACTTCTACTAGAGAGTATGCCGCCGATAGTGTAGTTACGTCCTCACAATTAGCGCTGTATCTCCACGCTACAAGCGATAAGTATAAAACTCGAAAAGCTGGATATATTGTTTTAAAAAAAATAGTTAATAAAAATAGAACTAAAATTTGTAGTGTTTGCTCTTATGACGGCTCTGGATCAAAACATAAGACCTGCAACAACATCGTTAATGAGAAAAGATGCGGGGGGGCCTGGAAAGAAACAATTAAGCCTGATATTGATATTCAAATCCTAATAGACGAAATTCCTGAGCAGACAGAGCAAATAGTAATTGAGAATGTAGACACTGTAAATGAGGCTATTAAAGCACAGATATTTCCTAGAAATCTTAATAACTGTACTAATTATTGGGGTGGACTTTGTCCTTATTTTGGGTTATGCTATAAAAACAAAATGGAGGGACTAGAAAATGTCTAAGAAAAAACTAGTAGTAAAAGAGGATAATCTTTTTGATAATGTAGAAGAGTTACTGGGTATTACCGAAGCAGTAAAACCAGTTTCGGTTGAGGAAACAAAAGAAGAACTTATGGAAATTGGGGAACCGGAAAAAACCTTCTCTACTCAACAAGCTCAAGATGTTTTTTACAATAAAGAAACTAAAAAGTTTGTGCAAGTTTTAATTGACTACAACTTAGAACACGACTATGCTAAAATTAATGCTGTTTCAGATCTTACGGACAATATTGCAGTAGCTGTAGCAAAAACTGCGGAACGAACTTCTAGAAAGTTATTTAAGACTCAAAGATAAAACTAAAATAAAGAGGGAAAATATGTCAAATTTAATTTATAAAAAAATGTCAGAGGTAATGTCATCGATTAAGGCAGTAAGTAAGGATCAGAAAAACTTACAGCAAGGATTTAAATTTAGAGGGATCGATCAATTCGTAAATGCTCTGTATCCTGCTCTTACAAAAGCTGGTGTTTTTATGACTCCTAGAGTTATTTCTGTTAATCATACCGAACGAGAGATTACTAGGTCGAACGGAAAAGTTGGGGTAGATAAAACTGTCCACTTAATGGTAGAGTATGATTTTTATGCTGAAGACGGGTCTAAAGTTACAGTGGGACCTATTGCAGCAGAGGGATTAGACAGTGGTGATAAAGCAACTAATAAAGCCCTTTCTGCCGCTTTAAAATATGCACTAATTCAAACTTTCAGTGTTCCTACAGAAGACATGGTTGATGGGGATCTAGAAAGCCCAGAATTAACTAGTAATTCAAAATCTACTGCAGTTCCTCCACCACCAGCTCCGGTAACATTAATGACACCAAAAAAAGTGTCTTTTTCAAACAGACAGCGGGATGAATTATGAGCGAAGAAGTAAAACAAGAAGTTGACCACTTAGACACCCCGGAAGTAAACATGGCTGCTCGTAACTTTATGGGACTTACTAGTGAACTGAAAGTTAAAATTTCTAATATGAGCCTAAGATCATTACGAAGAGCATTTATTGCAGTACAGGAGTTTCCTTTTAATAAAACTCAACCGGAGTTATTAAAGAAAGACGAAAACGATCTATTTTTACTTTGCCTTGCAATGGGTGAAAACAAAAAAGTTATGCTTGAAGCAGTGCAAAAAGACGAAGAACTAAAGCAAAAATTAGAACAAACAGCAAACGAAATCAAAAAAGAAGGAGTAACAACATGAAGTGGACTAAAGTAGGAACAATCCGAAAAAGCCAAAAAAAATCTTTGTACTTAAAACTGGACGAAGATTTAAGTCTTAAAAAGGGAGCTGTGCTTCAACTACAAGATCCTAGGGTATCTTTGGATCGAATGGTTCAAGCGGGTAAGCTTACTGAAGACAAAGCCAAGGAACGATTAGCTAAGATTCCTGATTATATTCGTCAAGAAGTTTACTTAATTAGTGAAGAATAAAGCGGCCCTCCTCTTCCACCGCTACAACGGGGCTCCTCAGCCCGCAATCTGGGGAGTTTTTATTTCATTTATGGAGGGTTAATGGAATATATCAGATTATCAGAAGGCGTAAAAAACTATCGTCTTATCCCAACTACGGATGATATTTGGGATTATATTCAAACTACTGAAAAAGACTACTACCAATCTATTTATAAATATACAGAAGATCACTATCGCATTTGGAAAGATAAAAAATCTGTTCGTGGTATCACCGATGTTAAAACTGATAAATTAGTGTTTGATTTTGATTCAGAGGATCATATTGAAAAGGCTCAACACGATACAAAAGTATTAGTTAATAGATTAAGAAAATTGGGCGTTGATGACAGCGCTATTCGATTATCTTTTTCAGGCAACAAGGGGTTTTGCGTTGAGGTTCACACAACAAGTGACATTACTCCTAAAGAATTTAAAGTTGCGGTAATGAACCTTGCTGGAGATCTAGAGACGTTCGATAAAGTAGTTTATGACCCAAATCGAATCCTAAGAGTTATTGGTACAAAAAATTTAAAAAGTGGCCTTTACAAAATTCCCTTAAAGCTAAATGATTTAGATAGTAGCTGCGAGCAGATTAAAAAATCTGCAAGCGCTCTTACAGAAGAACAGGTAGAAATTACTAGACGGTGGAAAAAAAGTAATCTACCAAAGACAGTGTTTGAAGAGCCTAAAAAAGAAAAAGAATCTGGGATTTTTATTACTGAGGTAGCTGATTTATCCAACAAACCTAAGTGGATGATTGATGCTAAATACGCTCTTCAAGAGGGGTATTTTTTACCTGGAGAAAGAAACTCTGCGTTCATGATTCTGGCAGCTACATATAGAAGCCAGGGGTTTAACGAGGAGCTGGCTTTTAGACTGCTTCAGGGAGTAGCTGATATCCAAGCTAAAAGAAATAATCAAGATCGCTTTACCGACCAAGAAATTAAAAACAACATTTTAAGCGTAGTTTATTCAGACGGCTGGCAGGGTGGAACTTACTCCTATGAAGCCACACCGCTTTTACAAGAAGTAACTAAAAGATTGGGTTTGAAGCCCCCTAAAGAGGACTTTAGTGGCCCTAAGCACATTAACAACATTACAGATAAATTTAAAAACCACGTTAAGAACATTGATAAAAATACAATTAAAACTGGTATTAAAACTCTAGATGATAATTTATTTATTTCTACGGGCACTAACCTTGCTATTTTAGGAAGTCCCGGTAGCGGAAAGAGTTCCTTAGCACTAGAAATCCTAAGAAATACTTCTAAGGCGGGCATTAAAAGTGTTTTTGCTTCTTTGGACATGGTTTCGATTAGAATCTATGAAAAAATTCTATATAAGCTTACTGGAGAAAAAAGAGACAATATCTACAGCTTGTTTCAAAATGACCAAGAGTCCAAGGTTGTTGACTTAATTAACGAAAACTACAAAAATGTTTATTTTTTTGATAAAACTATGCCAACAGTTGATGATCTTAGAAACTACATTTTAGCGTGCCAAGAACACTCGGGGGAAAAAATTAAATTAGTTCTTGTGGACTATTTCGAAAGACTATATACTGACATTAATGAAGATACTGCAGCTAGTAAAAAACTTGCTGGACAATTACAAGATTTAGTAAACGATTTAGATATATGTTTAATTACCTTAGTTCAACCAAATAAGTTAAGCGGAGATTTGTCACACCCAATCTACTCGTATACAAATATCAAAGGCAGCTCATTTCTTGCACAGAGTTTTAGGATGATTTTGGGGGTTTATCGAGAGGGCTTTGATCCGAGAATTCCTGAACAAGACAGATTTTTAACAGTTAATGTTTTAAAGAATGACTTGGGTGAAGTTGCGAGCTATGACTTTAGTTGGAACGGTAAGCGAGGAGAAATAACAGAGCTATCTGATGATGAGCGGTTTGCTCTTGCTGGAATTAGAAAACACAAAGATTTAAGAAAAAGCGGTGATTTGTGAAGCAATTTTTAGACAAACAGGTTTCTTTAGTGCTAAAGTCAATAAAAAGCCAAGCTAACTCAAACTCGACATTTTCTTTAGAAAATGTCACTTTTGTTTGTAAAATTTTAGAATATGATGATACTTTTGTATATGTATCACAAAATGGTGACGGCATGGATGCTGCCATCGCTTTGTCAGAAATTGCCATGATCTTAGATCAACAGTCTGTAGAGATGTTTGAAATGCTTGATTCTGCTGATGATGGGAATGTTCAATAATGAAGCATGTTTTGTTTCTAGATAAACTAACTCTAACTGAGTTTATAGACTTTGTAAACTCAGAGTTTGGTAATATTTCTATAGTTTCTTTTGACTTAGAAACTGACTCGGTAAACGAAGAAACAGCTAATATTTATGGGATAGGTTTAGCGTTTGAAGAGGACGAAGGGTTTTATATTCCAATTAGGAATAAATTAGGGGAGTTATATTTTGATCCTCAAACTACTGAGCGTATTTATGTTTTAATAAACAACCTACTCGGATCTAAAAAAATTATTGGACACAACCTTGTGTACGATATTTTAGTTTGGTATTTTTCTACTGGCATAGATCATACCAATTCGATTTATGCAGACACAATCCTAATGAAGCACGTTGTAGACGAAGAGCAGCCTTTTGGACTTAAAGAGACTGCCGTTAAGTATCTTGGGGCTTGGGCAGATAAGGCCCAGGAACGCTTATACGAAAACATAAAAACCAATGGCGGGAGCATTACTAAAACCAATCTGGAGATGTATAAGGCCGATACGGAGGTCTTAGGCGAATACTGTGCCTACGATGTAATGCTTACCTATAAGCTCTTTAATAAATTCTCTCAAACCCTTGAAATTGAAGGAACTCATAAGCTTTTCTATGAAGACGAAATAATGCCCCTGTATAGAGAAGTAACAATTCCAATGAAGAAGCGGGGGGTTCAAATTGACACTGAGCTTTATAAAACACTTTCAGAAAAAGGAACTGAGTTTATTAAGAAAACAGAAAAAGAAGTACTGGATTCTATTTCTGGTGATATTAAAGCATTTGAGGACGAACTTTTGGAGAAAGAGTTTCCAGTTAAAAAAACTGGTAATTTTCCTAAAATGTACGCAAAAGTAGTGGGACTAGAAATAGATTCACTATCTAAAAAAGCAATACAAAGCATCAATCCTCAAAGTCCCGAGCAAACTCAGTTTAAAACTTGGCTAACTTCTGACATCGAATTAAATCCTAATTTAACTAGAGTTATTCAAAGGCAAATGTATTTTACAAAATATCCTGAAGAAACTGCAATATTTAATGTAAACAGTAAACAGCATTTAAAGTGGTTGTTTTTTAGTCGCTATAACGAAGAGCCACTATCTACTACTGATAAAGGTGCTCCCCAAGTTGATGATACTTTTTTAGACTCTATTAAGGACCGTTATCCTTGGATAGAAAAATTGCGAGATTTAAATACTGTCCAAAAAATGAAAAGTACCTATTATGACGGTATTTTAGAACGTATCAACTCTGATGGAATACTAAGAGCTTCTTTTCTGCAATTTGGAACTACTTCTGGTAGATTTGCTTCTAGAAATCCTAATCTTCAAAACTGTCCAGCTCCGCAAAAAACAGGTACACCAATGGATGAATTTGTTAACGGAGTAAGAAACGGTATTGTCTCAAGAAACGGGTATAAACTAATCGGATCAGACTTTTCGTCTTTAGAGCCGCGAGTCGCTTCTTATGTGTCGGGGGACAAAGGACTCCAACAAATTTTTATTGACGATGTAGATTTCTACTCAGCCATTGCAATTAAACAGTTTAAATTAAGCGGCGTTTCTGCGGACTCAAATCAACCAAACTACTTAGGTAAAGTTGATAAGAAAAAAAGAGCTTTAACAAAAACTTATTGCTTTACAGAAGATACTATAGTTGATTTAGAAAATAAAATGTCATTTATTAGTAGAGTTGTTGTCGGCGATCAAATTAAAACTAAAAAAGGTTATTTTAAAGTTACAAACACTTTTACAAGAAAAAGTGAAACGGTAACAGTTATTACTAATAAAGGAATATTGAAGTGTACGCCGGACCATAAGATTTGGTCAAACACAGATAATTGTTGGGTAGAAGCTGCTAAATTAAAAATTAATGATATTTTAGAAAGTAATCGAGACTTTAGAAACTATTCCGAAAACTATTTAAAACTACCATTTTATTCCGTTAGTAGTATCGGAAAACCAAACAAAAATGCTTTTTTAGAATTAACATTCAACGAAGATTGGGCTTGGATATTAGGAGCTTTTCTGGGAGATGGCGTTGGTTCTTGGACTAATAGAAAAGAGCGGGCTAAACGAAATATTAATAGTCATTTAATTTCTGCCTATGTGGGTATTTGTGGTTTATCAGAAGACAATGTTGTAAATAAATGGGTTGATTTTTTTGAAAGCTTTGGATATAGGTCTCGTGAGATACCGCCCGGTAAACAAAAACAAAGCTTTAAAACATTTCTTATTTCTTCTACTGAACTGACAAATTTATTTCAAAAAACTCTAAACGCATTTTGTATTGGTAATGAGGGGCGCGGTCATAAAAATCTCAGAATACAACCTTTTGTTTTTAATAGTAATCTTAGAGTTAGGTTAGCTTTTTTAGCAGGACTTTTTGATACAGATGGCTATTTAAAGCACAATAAAACAAAAAAATATTCTGACGTTGCTGTTTGTACAAAATCTTTAGACTTTGCTTCTGATATCTGTAAATTATTGTCGGATTTAGGAGTTGACGCAAGGCTCCAAATACAGTATAATAAAACTTATAATAAAGATTATTATACAATCTCATTGACTAGATCAGGTATATTTTTACTTAAACAATTGGGGCTTTCAGAATTTTTGCAGTGCCCAAGGAAAAAAGAAGCTATAGAACTCGCAACTCCACCTAAAATATTTAAATCAAAAGATACCTGTAGAGTATTAAGAATAACTCCAGGTAGCACCGAAGATGTCTATGACATAACTGTCGAGTCTGTACATGAATTTTATGCTAATAACATAAGAGTACATAACTGTCTGGCTGTGTTCTACGGAGCCGACAAGTATCGAATATCACAAGTAATTAACGACACTCCAGAAAAAGCTGATGAACTTATTCAAGGTTATTTTTCTGCGTTTCCAGGAATTAAGAACTTTATTGAAAAGACTCACTATTTAGCAAAAACGCAAGGATTTGTTAAAACTATCTTTGGTAGAACAAGACACTTGCAAGAACTTAAAAATATGTATAAAATGTATGGAGACAAACTTCTTGACTCAAGGTGGGCCAAGAAACATAATCTTGTAGAACAAAGAAGGGTTTATAAAAATTTGCTAAACAATTCTGTAAACTTTCAAGTTCAAGGTACTGCTGGTCATGCAATGAATAGGGCTATGCTTAAAACAGCTCGTTTATTTAAAGAAAACGGGATTGATGGTTATATTGTTATGACTATTCACGATGAGCAAATCATTGAAGTGCGGGAAGATCAAGTTGATAAAGCGGTAGAGCTTACAAAACTTGCGATGGAAACTGCTGTAAATTTAGATCCAATTAAATTAAAATCAGAACCAATTGTAGGTCGTAGCTATGGGGAGTGTAAGTAATGTCCGTACTAAAAACCTTTGTTAGTTTTGTTAAAAAACACAAGCGTTATCCAAAAATGGCAGAGTTAAATACTCTGGGAATTACTAGAGCCGAGGTTAGAACTTTTTCAGAAAATCTTACTGGATTAAAAGAAAAAGCCTATCCATACATTAAGAATGATATTTTTGATTTAAATCTTGAAAAGTTTAATAGTCAGATTGACCAAACTAAAAATAGATTTATTATTACAACTGCGGTTACTGGTGCAGAGGTAAACCAAGACTTCCTTAAGTCTCTTAAGAAATACTGTAAGAAAAATAATGCTCAACTACTTGTTTTAGTGTCGTTTCAAAACTCAGAGTTAGAACTTGATCCTGCACTTAGGGGATTAACTATTATTGATTCTGACGCAGACATTAATAATAATCTGTCAATTCTTAGTATTAGAAACGGAGCTAAGCAGGTAGATCCAATTACCGGTTTACCTAGGATTGGGCGTCGAAATGGTTCAATTATTTGCCCCTCGCCAAAACAAAGACTTAAGTATGTTGCTACTGGTCCCTCAGCGCTACCACATGCTCTTATGAGCACTGGAGCCGTGACTAAAAAGAATTACCTAGCTAAAAAAAGTTTTGTAGATAAAACGAGCTATTTAGCTGACCATGACCATACTTTAGGAGCTTTGATTGTTGAAATTGAGTCTGACGGCCATTTTCATTTTAGGCAGATTCAAAGTGACCCAAAAGGTGTGTTTTATGATTTAAATCAAAAAATCACTCCAAAAGGTGTTAGTAAAAGTAGTCCTAGCGTTTTAGTCCTGGGTGATTGGCACGCGGGTGAAACGGACTACAATGTAGCAAGACACACTGACAATTTAGGAAAAAAGCTAGGGATTAGTACTTTTGTACTTCACGATGCTTTTTCAGCAACGAGTTGTAGTCACCATGATATTGGTAAAAATATTACATTGGCTAAAAAACAGGTTAAAAATAAACTTAATTTAGAGGCTGAATTAGACATCTATGTTAGAGACTTAATCTGGCTTTCTAACAGCCGTCAAGTAGTTATTGTTAAATCTAACCACGATGAGCACCTAGAGCGATACTTAAACGAGGGTAGATATGTTAATGACCCCCAAAACCATAAACTTGCATTAGAATTAGCCCTTGCTTATATCAATGGAAATAACCCACTAGAGTATTATTTCAACCGATCGCGACAACCAAAAAATATTCGCTGGCTAAGTCGAGATGAGGATTATTCTTTTCAAGGAATACAACTAGGTGCTCATGGGGACAAGGGTGCCAATGGATCTAAGGGTGGTATTAATTCAATGGAAAATGCTTATCGCAAAGTAGTGTATGGACACATGCATACACCAGAAATTATGCGGGATGCTTGGTGTGTGGGTACATCAACCCCCACATCCCCTGACTATGGTAGTGGACCATCATCTTGGATGAATACGCACTGCTTAATCCATGAAAATGGGTCTAGACAGCTGTTAAATTTTATAAATAATAAATTTACTACTAAAAAGCTTTAATTTCAACTACTTAAGGCAAAATCCCCGTATTTTAGAGTTTTAAAAAATAACATATAAAGTATGGGGATTCGAGATTCAGAACTCAAACGACTTGAGAATTATGGTAAAAGTTTAGGAATCACCATAACCTTGGACTCTGTGTCTAAGAACAGTCCCGACGACGGTTATTTTGCAGTAATAAGTAAAAAACCATACATTCACATATTTCGCAACAACCATACCTCTAAAATTGAGGTAATATTAACATTACTACATGAACTAGCTCACTACCTATCTTGGGTGTATCGTGGTAGAAAAAACAGCAAAAAAATAAATCAAGCCTTGGAGGCAATGGCTAAACCTAATCAAGTTCCTAAAAACCTAAGAAAAATTATTTATGACTTAGAGGTATCAGACTCTGAGTACCAAGACCTCATAGTTAAAGAACTAAATTTAAAAATAGATAATTCAATACACGCAAAACAGAAAGAACTAGATAAGTGGATGTATTATTATTTTTATGAAAATGGTACTTTCCCGGAGCAAGAAGAAATAAATAATAAAAGGGCGGCTATATATGCCAAAGAAGAAAGAAAAAAGTTCAGAAGAATTTTATCGAGGAAAGCTGCGAGAAGCGCAAAAACAAATACGACAGCTAGAAAGAAGCTTAAAAAACTTGGGCAAAAGACCAATAAAAGAGGAGTTTGAAAAAGAAAAGAAAAAGAAACACTCTTGTCCTGATTGTGGTAAAGGTGAATTAACAATTTTAGAACTAATAGGCAAGATTTTTGAAAGTTGTAATCTTTGTGGATATAGGAAGAAAATAAGTGGATAAAATAAAGATGAAATTTGCAATGGCAGCACTAAGGCGGGCCAGCTATAAGTGGCCGGCTCGCTATAATGCCCTCAAAGCCGCTAGGGTTGGTCGTAACGAGTATGTGTGTGCTAAGTGTCCAGAAGGAGTTACACACAAAAAAAATGATGTTCAGATAGACCATATTAGCCCGGTAATGCCAACGTCAGGTTGGGATAACTGGGATGGTTTTATTGATAGAATGTTTGCGGATGATGGTGAATTTCAGGTTCTTTGTAAAAAACACCATAGAGAAAAAAGTATATCTGAAAACGCAGTTCGAAAATCAGCAAGAAAGAAAAGGACAAAGTGAGATTTTTAAAATACTTTAGACTATCCTTAGTGTGTGTTTTATTAGTTATTTTAGCGTACAGCCTTTTAACTATATACCGTAGTTTTTTTGATTTACAAGTTTTTCCAGAACATACATTAATCTACGATTTAGAGAAATCTGATGGAAAGAACAATTCAATTATTCGTATCGGTGATGCCCAGTATTTCTTTTTTTGTTCTGGAGTTGTGATAAGTAAGCATTACGCTTTAACAGCAGCCCACTGCTTGGTAGACTCTTGGGGTAAAGTAGAAAAAAGAGATTTGCATATTTACGATATTATGGGAAATTTACATAGTTTAAATGTTAAAATTGCAGCTGTAGACAATCTAAGGGATTTAGCTCTAATTCGAGGGGACTTTACAAATTTTGAGTCCCTGGATGTTGACTGGTACGGGAATTGCCAATGGGATCTACAAAAAGAGAAGCTACTACTTTGCGGCTATCCTAGTGGAGAGGCTCTTTTTTGTTCAAGTGCAGTATTTACAAACAATACGTTTTTTCAACTTCGGGCTAGGGGAGGACCGATATTTCAGGGTCAAAGTGGCGGGCCCGTTATGGCAATGTGTAGGGGTAAGCCGACTGTAATCGGTGTAAATAGTGCAGTAGACCATTCTGGGGTTATTATTAGCCCTGTTATCGGGAGTAGGAGTAGATTATGGCAAAGTTACGGTTGGTAGCAGTTCTCTTAATAGCAGTCCTAATAGGCTTCGTAGGAGGGCGTTTTTTGTATCCCCCACAACCTAAAGTTGAAACTGTAGAGAAAATTGTTGAAAAAAAAGAAGTTGTTGAGGTAATTAAAGAACTTATTAAAAAGGATGGAACTACGGTTCGAACTATTGAGCGACAAACAACCGAAGATAAAAAAGAAGATAGAAAAGTTAAAATTAACAAAAATAACTATGATCTGTCTATCCAATATGGTATTATAGTAGGAGAGCCTGTTTACGGAATTCAAATACAACGAAGAATTTTTGGTGATTTTAAACTCGGGGTTTGGGGTAATACAAAGAATGAATTCGGAATCTCCCTCGGAATTGAGTTCTGAGGAGCTATTAGAGCTTGTAAGGAATCCTAGTAAGGTTGAAAGCGACCTTCCTTGGGGGGAAGTTGACGAGTTTATGGCGGACCTAGGCTTAGTTAGAGATGAGTATAAATGTCCTAAGCTTCACGTGTGGTTTCATTTTGTCACCTGGAAGAAGAATTTGCTTGACGAAGAAAAAGAAAACTTATACTATGATCTAGAAGACCTTATAGGGGATAGGTTAGAAAAGGTCCGAAACTACAGGGGAACAATCCTGGCCTATAGATGCAACAAGGAGGTTGCTTGGCTGTCCGCAAAAAAAAGAAAACAATTAGAAAGTCTCTTAAAAAAAGTAAAGCTAGATCCCATAAAAGACGGGTTAAAGCGAAGGCAAAAAAACAAGTAAAAAAAAAATTAAAGAGACGAGACGCTTCTTCATTTCCTGGCTTGGAAAAAAGGTTTTTTTCAAAGGCTAAGCAAGAGTATCACGATATCGACTATGTAGACCAACTTTCTGACAAAGAAAAAAGATGGCTTAACTCCTTTCTTGAGGAAAGTCTTGGGGCCAGACTAAATCACCCATTCAAAAAAATACATAAATCTAAAAAGGACAGAAAACAAATTTTTAGTGCTAATAATGCTCGCAACAGAGACATTGCATCTCTGTACACTAAAATATCGAATGAACCAGGAATTTTTATTGACTCAGACGAAAGAAATAGCGTTGAAGACAGTCTTATAGATTTTATTGACTCTAAAAAAGACTACTCTTCTTGATCTTCTTCTAATACTCCCGGAATCATATCTTTTACCATATCCCTAAGTCCTGGCTGTTGAGCTAGATTTAAAGATAACGCTCTCCGTTTTCTGGCATCTCCAGACGCAGCCTCTTCAAAAAATCTCTTTAAAATGGGATTGTTAGATCGGTTTGATAACATCATTAATGTATCACTTGGCAGATCAATTACTCTTTGAGCTAGGTTAGATGCAGGCGAAGCGGCCCCCTGTAATTTACCAGTTGCTTCTCCAACTACCCCTACTGCTTTAAGACCGGCAGATTTAGCGGTTTCACCAAGCCTCATAAGAGCGCTAACTTCTCGACCTTGTGCTCCAATACCCTGAGTAGTAACTACTCGGGATTGAATATCAAGACGAGACGCCCTATTAACTAAGTCATCAAGCTGAGCTATAAGCGCAGGAGCCTCTTTCATGCCGAGATCACCAAATCTCTTTAGAGTTTCTCGAGCATTTTTATATTTTAACAACTCTCTTTCACCAGGAGCATCTTTTACTTTAGATAGATTTTCGATCAAAGACTCTGCATAATCTTTAATTGTTTTTTCTGCTTTATCTTTGTTGGTAATATTTAACTTACGAACGTCTCTAATGGTTCCTTGACCAGGAAGAATTTCATCAACACCCGACTGCAAAACTCTTGCTTGCTTAGCTTGGGTCATGGAAGCAGTGCCTTCTACTGCACTATTAAACAAAGTATCAATTTGCTCTTTGACTCCAACCAAAGTGTCAAAAGTTTGATCAGATCGAGTTGACCGTAGTTCTTTATTGACTAAATCCCTAACTGTTTTTAGTTGTTTAGCGGTAAGCTCGGGCGGTATATTTTCAGGATCTAATGCTAAAGATTTTATAATTTTATTTGATAAGGATGAAGTTGGTCCGGCTGTCGCACCTGGAGGAACTAAAATGGAACCTAGTATGTCTTCTGTTGGAGCCTTAAATCCGGTTTTAACAGCCTCGTCTACAACATCATCAAATTTTTGAGAAACAAATCCTGGAACAGATTCTTTTTCGCCTACTCCAGTGATTTTTCGTACAAAATTCCTAGCTTCATTAGATGCATCTAGTTTTGCTTTTGCGAGACCGCTTTGGCTGATAAAGCTCATATTTCTAGCAGAAGACTCATCTTTAGCTAGGTTTAAAAGTCTTGTAATTTCATCTTGTGGCGCATCAAAACCCCGGGCTAAGTTTTCAGGGGTAAGTAGTGCGGACTCTGCTTTTACAATGTCGGCAGGCTCTGTTAGTACTTCTATTGATGCTCTTAACTTTCCCTGCTCTTCAATTTTTTTAATAGCTTCGCTGTCGACGCCTGTTTTTTTTAGATTTTTAATCACTTCTTGTTTTTGTTTACCGACATTTCTAATCTGATCTCTAGCCGCTCTAGCTGTTTCTTTAGAAGCACTAAAAACTTTAGAGGTGTCTTCGACCAGAGGAAATGTCTCTACAAGCTTACCAATACCTCTACCAATAGCTGGAACCGCAGAACCTAACGCACCACCAACAGCACCTCCGACGGCTCCTCCAGCTAGAGCATCTAAGGCAACATCTTGAGTATTGTCGGCCTCTGATACACCAGCACCATAAATAGCTCCCCCAATTCCCCCTTGCGTAGCAATTCTAGCTGCTCGTGGTAAACCTCGTAAAGCAGCTAAAGTACCAGTTAGTGGCACCGGCACAGCTAAACCACCAGCCAACTCTCCACCCATGAACGTTATTGGCCTTTGCTCTTGGGCTTCTCGGTACTTTTGTCTAGCTTGTTCAACATTTTCTCTGTAAGATGTAGGGGGCTCTACCTGCTCGTCTAGTCCTGCTAATAAGCCAAACCTGTCTGGAGATGCTGTTGAGGCTGCGGTTCTAAGTGCTGCCTCAAGTTCGTCAGAAAATCCAAAAGTTGCACCCTGAGCAGCACCTAGTACTAAAGCTCTAGCCGCACTAATCTCAGGTGGAGACTCTTGTGCAATATCTTCTTGATTGAAAAATGACCCACCTTGTTGACTTTCAACATCTTCGGGATCAAAAAACGATTTTTTACTCATCAACTCTTACCGCACCTTTATCTAAATATTTTTTAGCTTGGTCTGCCCTTACTCTTGCTATTTCACCGTTTGGGGCCCTAAGTGTAATAAATTCTGCTTGTTTATTTGTTGGTTGTACAGTAGTAGCTTCTACAACAGGCTGCATACCATATTTAGCAAAATCAAAATCCTTAGGTCTTCCACCTTGCCTTAAATGATTATAGTAAGCGTCTTGAAATTCTACTTTACGAGTAATTGCTTCTCGTAGACGATTTGCCCGCTTAACATTTTCTTCTTGTGGGAGTCGTTCGTCGAAAGCAAAAGACATAATTCTTTCACCTTCTTTTTCGGTAAATTGAGCACCTAAAGTAGGTCTTAGTGTGTCTTGAATAGCGGATCTTACGTCATCTCGTGCCCTAATAGAATCAGGGTTTGTAAAATATCTAATTGCTTGAGGAATATTACCTACCCCCGGGCCGCTTATACCAGATTTAGTGTTTAATAGTTCAATGGCAGAATCTACTTTATTTAAGTTAGTAATTAATTGTGGTCTGTCTTTTGAAGTGTACTCAGAAGCAGCAGAGGCAAGCTTTTTAACTTCTTCTTTTTCAAATGGGTTTAATTCTTCTAATTTTGTGTCTTTTTTAGCTTGTTCCCTAATTTGAGCTAGTTCTTTTCTGGATTGTGCGGATTCAAAAAGAGTTTCCATATTTTGAAGATTTAATCCTCCAAAAATAGACTCAAGCTCGTTTAAAGACATTTCCCGCTCTTCAACTTGGTCAGCTAATCTATTTCTACCAATACGACGCAAAGACGATGCGTAAGCTTCTCTTGCAATTCTAGAAGCTTCGCTTTGTGGATTCATTTTATCTTTTTCAGTAGACTGTTTAATACGAGCTAGTTCTCGTTTGCCTTGGGTCTCAACAATAGCGTCTCTTTCTTTAATTCCAGACAACTCTTGTCCAACCAGGGGTCGTAATTCAGAGAGATTAGTATCTACTTGCGGTGTAAATCGACCCCCACCAGCCAAAGCAGCTCCTACTTGATTTGCTGCTTGAAGTAAAGCTAAATTTCGTTGATCCCGTTGTGCACTAGCAATTGCTTGTTCATACTGATTTATGGGATTTAGTTCTGGTTGTGGATTTGGTAGTTGTCTTTGAAGAATTGTGTCTGGCATTGGTGCCAGTTCGTCCATTAAATCTTGACCTTGTTGCCGCGAAACAATTTCTTGTGGTTGAAAAGCCAACTCTTGAATTTTATTTAAACTTAAAATATCATCAAGAGCATTTTTTTGTTTATTCATACTATCTCTCTTTTTAACCAATTTTGCCAACTAAATCCATCCAACTATTACCACCGGTATTTAGCGCAGAAGTCCCACCAGAAGCTCCGCCCACACCGCCTAAAGCCCCAGCAGCTCCAGAAATACCTCTTCCAATTCCTGCATAAAGTTGAGATTCAGCCGCGCCTCGTCTATTTCGCTCATTGGCAATGTTTTGCAGTTGTCCTGCAGTGCCCCCCGCCCTAGACATTTGATTTTGAAAGTTTTGTTGATTAAGATCCTGCCAATTAAGCTGAGCTTGATTTCTCCCAGCAACATTAGCATCTTGAATACGTTGTCTTTCAGCAAGATTTCGTTGCTGCGCCTCATTGCGTAAAGCAGTGTTTCTATCTGCAACACTTTGCGCTAATCTTTGATTAAACTCACTAATAGCGTCTCTGCGGCCAGCAAGATCAGCTCCTCTAGAGTAATCACTAGCTTCAATTCCCGCAGCAAGTCGCCCCATTGCTTCGGCTCCAGATTGCTGTTGTTGTATTCTCATAGCCGCTCTTTGAAGAGCCTGTTCAGAAGCTTGGTTAGCAATTCCCTGACCACCTTGTAATGCTGCTGCAAGAGCCATACCAGAGTCAGCAACTCCACGTCTAGCTGCATCTTGTAGTACTGCTTGTTGCTGTGACTGCATAGAGCTTGTCATACCGCGCATGTATTGGTCAAGCATCGCGGCATCTTCAGCAGTAAATCCACCTAGAGCACGTTGTCTAGCCATGTCTAAAGCTGAAAGTTGGTCGCCTCTAAGTCTAGGATCAAGTTGTATTTGTTCGAAAGCAGACGGACCTAATTGTCCAACAATTGCTAATTCTTCTGGAGTTAGTTGTCCCGCTGAGGTAAGCTCTTCAGGGCGAAGTCTAAGCTTCTCAATATCTGGTAATGCAATGCCAGCAAACTGTCCCCTTGCCTGATCAAGTGCAGACAAAGCTTCGTCTGACTGCTGTCGAGCCGCTTGCCCTCCTAATATCCCTGTTACTATCGGGGCCGCTGCCCCTAGAATTGCTCCCCACATACTTAGCCTCGTTTAGTTGGTAAATTCGGTACTTGACCTAGCATTTGTTGTAATTGTTTACGATTATTTTCTAAAGCTAGTTCTAGTTGGGGTATTCTATTATTTAATGAGTTAATAGCTATACCTCGACCCATAATTTCATTTCTACCAGTTGGATTTTGTGTTAACAAACCACCCAAAGAGCTTCTAGCTTTATTAAGTTCGTTTTGTAATGCCAACTCATTAGCTCTAGTGTAAATTCTATTTAAAGTATCGGCGACAAACTGCTCCCGAGTTTTTTGAGGAGCAAACGGGTCCATTGAAGTATTAAAATATCCAAGATTTTGAAGCTGATTAGATAAGTTTACTACACCTGTACGCAGAGAGTCAAAGGGTTTAACTTCAAAACGAGGGCCGCCTAAATCCCTTTGCGTAAGTTTAGTTGGATCCACGCCAAAAGCAGTACCAAGAAGTCTGTCTAAACTGTCTACAGTTGGAGAGTAGATATCTCGTGCTGAGTAAGTTCTTCCGAATGAACCTCCGCTAGTTCCGCTACCAGTATTAATTAGACCAGAGTCGCCTTCGGCACCCCAAGTGTATACACCTTCTACGCCACCAGATATTAAGTTTTGAAATTGTTTTTGTTTATCTTCAATTTCTTGGGCTACTTGTTGGTTTAATCCAAGACCGGTTAACTGTTCTTTACTCATTCTATCAGCAGAGCCTGATAATTGTTGTAGAGCATTAAATCTAGCAATTTCCTCATCAGACAAAACTTGTTGAATTCTTTCGGGACGAGAACCGAATCCAGTAAAAATTTCTCCTAGCTGTCTATTTGCTAAAGTTCCAAAAGTTCTTTGCCCTGGAGTAAATCCAACTTGATTTAATAATTGATTTACTCTCTCTAATTCTGGACTAACCGCCTGCATTTTCATAGTAGCACCAGGGGGTGCGTTTAGTTGAGGACTCGAGAATTCTCCAGCAAAATACCGACGCAAAAGATTTTCATCCTCTTGTCTTCTAGCTGCCTCTTGTTCAAGAGCAGTTCTACCTCTTTGTTGAACGCCGCCAATTTCTGAACCAAGAAGACCAGTAAGCATTTGGCTAGCTTGAGCTGCTTGCTGACCGTATTCAGAAATACCACCAGAAATTCGATTCATTAAGTCCTCAGACTGAGCTGTTTGCGAGCCTAGTTGACCACGTTGCTGCTGAAACTGTTGTCCGAGTGTGCGTCCGCCTTCAGTTTGTGTAAGTAGCTGATCTAATCTTTGTTGTCCAGCTGTGTAGCTAGGGGCACCAATTACTTGTCTAAGTAAATTAAACCGTCCAGGCTCAGAACCTAGTTGAGATATTTGTTGTTGTGCTCGAGAGATATTTGTTTGTAGTGGGTCAGATATGCCCTGTAATTGCTGTCTTTGTTGGTCAGCAGCAGTTTGTCCAGTAATTAATTGTCTAGCTTGGTCAAATTGTGGCCCTGTCGTTAATTCCTGAACATTGCCGCGGATTTGATTAGCAACAGCGTCTGCTTGCCCAATTCGCTCTCGTTCTTGGCCTACTTCCTGTTTTAGTCCCGTAAGCTGACCAACTCCTTGACCTACTTTTTCAAGACCTCTACTAGTAGTTTCACCCATTCGTTGCGCAATTTGATTACCAACACCCTGGTTAGCTTGAATAAATCGCTGTACGTTGGTAAATTGGCCACTAGAAGCTGGTCTTTGTTGTTGTCGCCCAGCGGGGACAGCGGCCATTTGACCACCCGAAGAGGACATAGGTGTAGCCCCAGGCAGCATAGGTTGTTGCTGACTCTGTTCTTGTTTTTCCTGCTCTTGTTGTTGGTTTAAAACAATAGCCATTTAGTCCTCTAAATATATGTTAATTACCCTATAGCAATAGCTGTAATTCTATATAAAACATTTGGAGGCAGTCCGGTTACCCCCAGTACCCTAATTCCAGACTCCGTTTGGCTATATGTTATAAGCGGATTAGCCGTAGGTAAAGCGGCATTAGGATTGTTTGGTTGGGCTCTAATTACAATATAGCCCCTAACGCGGTTAAAAAGCCGAGAACTTAGCCCTAATTGCGTTTTAGGAACCCCGTTTGAGTCTACTTCTACCTGAAACTCAACTATTTCTTGATTTAAGTTATCAAAGTCAATTTTACCGTCAAAAGCTGAGGATACGGTCTCAAGAAACGGGTTTATGGTTTCTGCTAATTTAGACATTGCCGGCTGAAGCTCTTCGTCAAAGTCTTCTGGAGTAATGTTTGAAAATTTACCTATTCGCATTATTTATAAGCCCTAGTGTTTGTTACTTCGTAATCAAAAGACACTCCAAATATCATAAACTTGTAAAAGGCTGTTTTATGAATAAATCTAGGCCTAATAAATCGACATCTTTGTTTTTGTCTTGGGATTAGGGTCCTAAACGGTCGTTGAGTACCCTCTCCCCCCCATGTCGTGCTGTTGTAAAAAAACACGCCCCAAGAACCATCTCCCTCTAGTTGAAAGGAAATATTTTCATAATTCGGGGATAAGTCTGTACTATATCCCAAAGAAGCAAAAGCTAAGTCTGCATTGGCAAACATAATTGTACCAGACCTAATGTGCTTCATTACAGCAGGATCACCAAAAGAAATTGCAGAATAAATTACGTCGGAGTTTATGGCTTTATTAACTTCAATTTCTCCAACAACAAAAGGGGCAATAGCTAATCCAGTTACCTCTAATTGAGGTATGTTAACAGATTCTACTAGAAATTCATAGTCGATGGCAGTTAAAGCTTGTTTATAGTTTGAAAAAATAAGTTCTGGAGCAAGATTTAAATCTAAAATGACAGAATTGTATTCTAGTTGAAAAACTAAAGGGTCAGAGTTAAAAATAGTATCAAAACTTGTACCTAAATCTGTATTTAGCTGTGTAATTAATGTTTGTACTTCATTTTGCAGATTAACTCCTGGACCTAGTATAAAATTTTGATAGAATGGTTTAGCGGCTTGTGGTACTCCAGGGTCTTGTGCTAGTTTTTGTGCAAGTTGATTAACTATAGCTATTGTAACATACTGTCTCTGAACTAAAACATCTCCACGCTCTATATTAGCAATAGATCCAACTTTAATAGTGCTACCAGATCCGCTGTAAAAATTAGCAAGAAGAGAAACATCAAAAACGCGGTCAGCAAAGTCAGTTTTATTTAAATTTTTTCTTTCTTGTTCAATTTGTGGTAAATCCCCGGCACCAATATACAATCTACTATTTAAGTCAATGGCACACCTAGCTGTTCGATCCATAGTAGTCCAGGTTTGTGTAAATATATTATATCTATAACATACATCGCCAAAAGTACTACTTGTGGACTCTGGTAGCCATAGAAAGAAAGTGCGGTCTGATTCACTAGAAGTGGAAAAGGACAGTGTTTTTGTATTAGTAAAAGCAGGGGCAATAACTTTTAAAATAGTGTCTTCAATAGATCTAGAAATAATACCAACACCAGAGTCACTAATTTGAACTACTCCCTGTGTTGTAAATGCCATGATTTGGTTGTTTAATACAGAAAGTGCATCGGGGGCTACTAAAAAAGCAGAGCTGTCTTGTAGACCTAAAAAGAATGTATTTGGGGTATCCCCTGAAAGTTTATAAATACCCTCAGACTTAAAAATAAATAGATTGTCTCTTAATGACACAATCCTGTCAATTGGTTTATTCTTAGATCCGACATCAATAAAATTTACAATAGGTACAGCTTCCGGTTGTCTAAACTTAGAGTAGTAAATTCTATTTTGAAAAGTTTCGTTTGTTGACGTAGTTGCTGGTGAAAGTACGGGATTAAAAGAAGACCCCACATCAACGCTATTGGCTAATACTGTAAAGGAAACATCATCTAAAACTCTAGCCTCAAGTTGTATTCTACCCGGCAAATCAGCACTATTAAATATGTAAAATGCACTTACTTCTTCATTGACATTAGAATTAATGTTTCTACATAACGATCTAGTTAAATCATCAATAGATAAACCAGCACTAAGAAATTTTGGAAGTCTTACAAACTGTTTTGTAATGTCTTCCCCATACCCTTCTTGTATATTGATATTTGTTATTCCAGTTAATAATGGGTCTATAATTGGATTAGTAGAACTACCACTTCTAGCTGTTTGTACTTCTAGTGTGCCAGCCGGAGTATTTACAACGTATTCAAAATCAAAACTATTTTCAGACAATGCTGTAAATACTGCTTCTGCAACTTGTATATTGGTAGCAGAGGTATTATATATTTCAACTTTAATTAAAATTCCACCAGTGAAAGCCGGTGGTGTAGAGGTCGGGCTATGAGCAAACCATAACGCATACTCTACTTCATCTTCGCTAGAATAAAGTTTTAGTAATCCAGTTTCAGGGTATTTTGCACTTCTTTCGGTCGCATCGGCATAGGCGTCAAATGTGAGCTGATTAATCTCTTTACGACCCACAAAGTAATAGTTATTTTCAGTAGTGTCTTTAGTTATTGTAAGATAGGATGAGTGAATAGTTGATGTAGCCGCATTGGCTCCGGTTCCATCAGCAGTAATTGTAATTACAGCACCAGAAACATTAACCACAGTATGTACTAAATCATCTAATCCAGAAGCACCTGAGTTCTTAACTACAATGTTTTGCCCAATAGTAATTCCATGACTACTTGAGCTAAAAGTAATATCTGTATCTGGGGCAGAATAAACAATAGACACAATGTCAATACTGTCTTCTACAGCACCAAAAGAAGTAAATTTAGTAGTACCAAGTACAGTGATGAGTGAGCTATGTTTTTGCTTGGTATTACCATAAAAAGTGTAGCCTTTGTAGGTAACTATGTCTTTCGCAAAAGGGGGTGGAGTGTTTGACTGAAGTATACCTTCTCCACTAAACTCGTTAGTATAAAGAGGAGGACCAGAATCTCTAAAAGTTCTTGGAGTAACATCTGTAATTGTTACAGTAGGTCCCGAAACATACGCTTCTTCGAACACGAGTCGTAATTCGTCATTAACTCTTATGTCAGGGAGTTCTTCTAGTGTTGTAGCAGTGAATATATCCGTACGATAAAGTCTATAAAAATAATTAGAGGTAACGGCGTTAGGTACATCAAAGGTAATAATTATGTTACAATTTTCTGTGCTTTGATTAATTACTTCGACGACCGGAGACGGAGCTCCCTCAATAAAGTTATCATTGATGTCTTTAGTGCCCCAGGTAAGCCTATAAGCAACTTTTGACAGGCCGGGGAGGAAACCCGTGCCTAAACTGTAATCAGCTATTCCTTGGCCCGTTAAAGCCTTTATACCACCTGCATCCTCAATAGTTGCAATTGATAGATCGTTTAGCGCAGATAGTTTTTTAATTCCGGTAGATGTAGTTAGATAAAGATTACCATTTTCTTCGATAAACTTAAGTCTAAGACCAACTTCGGTTTCTAAAATAGGTTCTAAGTAGTTAGATAAAGTACCCGTGCCATCGTCATAAGCAAGAATATCGTCGTAATGAACTAGGAGTTTTTCTCGATACTTTAAAAGCTGTTTTGGGGGTTGGTTTAGGATAGAGTATTGCTTAAAACCTCGCCTAGGCTCGATAACACCAGTACGATCAATAACAACATTGTTAGCTTTAATTAAAGCACCTTCAGGAACTGCTGAAAGGTAGTTGTTAAATGTCGCAAGGCCCCTTGCTTGAAGCATTGAGGACGTAGCCATTTATCGCCTCCACCAAAAACGTCTCCTGATTGATTTAAGTGGGCTACTAGAAGCAATTACTTTCCATGGAGATCCCTCAACACGACTATCTATTAAGGTGGCAGCTTTTTGTTCAATTTCAGCAATTTTAGTATTTGCTACTTGTAGACCGGCTTGGTCGCCAAGTGCTTCTAAACATCTAGCGGCAACTCTTTGGGAAAGTAAACTTTGTAGTTCTGTGGGGATTTGAGCAATTGCAGTAGTTTCTGCGATAGATAGTTGATCGCCTAACTCAATATTAGCCGGGCTAGAAGAAAGAGTTAAGGTATTAGTAATAGTATTTATTCCAGTAATTAGCAAGTCTTCGTGTACAATTCTGTTTGGGGATTTTGCAGAAACAATATCGACTAATAAACCAACAGTATAAAGATTAATATTTGTTACTGTAACTTGATTACCACTAATACCAAGAATCTTAGATACTTTATTATCGGGAACTAAAGCGTTTGGTCTTTGATAATAAGTAATTCTAAGAAAACCTGTGTCTACATTGGGAGAAGACAAAAGAACAATCTCATCGTTTTCTAAGTAGTAATATACATTGTAAGCTGCTTGTCCATAATCCTGAACTTTAGACAAATCTTCGATAAGAATACGGTGCATCGGGTATAGATTACCGTTACTGTCTTGATAGTGAACATATCTAAGTTTATTACCTATAGCCCTATAGGGGATTTTATACTTAGTTTTGTTACCTTGGATTTGAACAACTTTAAAAGTTTGGTAGTAGTCTTCGTGAAAAGAAAGAATATATGGTATGATAGCCATATCCATCTCTTCATTGGCGAAAGCTAAAAAATCTGTCTCCGTAAACGTTATTTGCGTTTCCGGAAGCATTGCTTTTCGTACCGCACTTTCTATTAGTGCTGACGAAGAATACACTCTAGCCATTTTAGTTAAACTTTTGCTTTAAGTTTACGAATCATTTCTTTGAGTTGCTCGGGAGAAAGCTCTTCTAGATCGTCCATGGCATCAGCAACATCATCCTCTTCTTCGTTTTCTTCGTCCATTTCAGAACTAGCAAGAAGTTCAGAGGGAAGTTCTTCTGTAAGCTCTTTTGCATCCTCTAATGCTTGAGGAAGTTTTTTAGGATCGTCTGTAGCAACTGTTACCGCTGCTTTAGGAGCCATTGACTCCATTAACGATCCACCAGAGATAGAAGACATTTCGTCTGAAAGCTCTTTAAGTGCTCGCAGTTTAAGCTGCTCACGCACATCGGGCTTTCCACCTTCTGGCTGCATTTTACCCATCATTTTCTTCAAATCTTTCATCGTGTTCTCCCCGTACTTTATATGTTAATTAGTCTTGTTTATTGTCGTTTTTTGACCTCAAAGCAGCCTTAATCTTAAGTAGGTTAAGCTCAGTAACTTCTTCTGCATTTTCTAGCAAAGACTTACCTTCTGTCAAGGCAATAATACCACAAATAAGATTTACTACAGGAATAGTATCTCCCATTAATTTTTGTATAAAGTAACCTGATACAACTACTATTTGATAGACAAACATTTTAACAATACTTCTACCAAATCCAGCACTGGTAATAGGTTCTTTACGTTTTACAGCCGCCGCAACACCTAAAATAAAGTCGGCAATGATTAAGACACCGACCATAATTAATAAATGCTGGATGGGGGCTATAAGGCTTAAAAACGATATCCCAATATACTTTAAAGCATCTCCCACAATCCTCTTCCTCGCTTATATTACAGTTCACCTACACTTTGTAAGAACTGTTCCATTTTCAATTTAATTAGTAAGTAATTTGGCTCACCGAAAATATCAATACACTTAGTTTCTGTCTCAATTAGTTTAGAATGAGCCGATTTAATAGAACCGGTCCACAGTAATTCTCGGATAAGCAATAGGTCTTGATCTAGAATCATGGCTTCAAGTCCAGCTAGGGACACTTCAGCAGCTTCGTTTAAAAGGCTAATTTCGTCAATTAACCTTTCCCCAAACTGACGCTTTTGTGTTCTCATAGTAAGTCTGTTAGCAGCTTGTTGGGCAGCTTCTCTCTCCGCTAGTATTTGAGCTTTTAATGGCTCGTTAATACTAACTACTTTAACAACCTCACCAAATTCACCTTCTTCATCAGTCACTATCAACCACTCAGCTTCTTCTTCGTAAAGCTCTTCTGGCAATACAGCTACCACCCCTTGAGGGACAAAGCCACTTGCACCGATAATTGCTAACTTTTCTGGATTAGCTGCGTCTGGTACTAAATACTTTTTCATTATCTTATCCTTTCAGCACTAACGCGTACTGTTAACCTTGCTTGAGCAATCGTCGAAGCAAAAATTCTATATTGTGGATATAAAGTGGCCGTTGTTAATACGCTTACAACTACAAAACATGGGGGCTGATACACTTGAGAATTACTGTTCCACTGAGTTAGGAAGGTTGAGTTAGCATTGTCCAAAAAGCTGACTCCACTTGGAAGTGCAGCAGGGTTCGTTGCGTCAGCAAGTAAAGTACCTCCTGGGGCGTTACCTTGTAAAGTGGTATACTGAGCATTTGTTGGGTTTGAAGTAAAATTTGCGTTATAAGAAACTTTCCAAATTCCAGGTGTTAATGTGATTCCGGTAGGTGCATGCCATCGGTCGTTAACGGTGGGCGTTGTATTTGCCCCAACCAAAGAAATAATTTCCAACGGAGCACCGCTAATCCCGACCACTGAAA